TCAAGCCTCTGATTTCGTTGAAGAAATTGCCTGTTGCCGCCGCACCGGGATAGGTGGTGCGGCGTCAGAAGTCTCAGAATAGCGGTCGGCAATGCGTGCGGCCAGCTTCGTTCTGTTGGCTCCGCGCACGTAAGTCGCGCTCTCCCGACTGCCTTCCGCCCACCCGAACCAGGCGTTCAGCTCGGCCTCCGTGGCGCCGTTCTCGGCGGCCCGGCGCGCGCCGGCCTTGCGCAGCCCGTGGGCTCGGCCCGGCAGCCCCATCTCGGCGCACACGTCCCGGAACCAGTTGCCGAAGCTCTCCTTCGTATACGGCCGACCCTTCTCGGTCGCGATGAAGGTCAGCTCGCCGATCGGCGCGGCGGCGATGGATGCGGCCAGGGGCGGCAGGATCCGGATCGTGACCTCTTGCTCGGTCTTCTCGGTCATGATGCGGATGAGGCCGTTGCGGACATGCGGCCGCCCGAGGCGGGCGGCATCGCCGCGCCGCAGGCCGGTGTAGAGCAGGATGTCGAGGGCAAGCCGCTCGCGCGTGCCGACCTTGTGTCGGGCTTCGAACCGGGCGACCTCCTCCTCGGTCCACGTGTGGAAACCGTTGCGGTCGTTGGCGCCGGCCAGGAGCTTGACGCTCCGCGTAGGATCCGCCGGCACGATGTCGAGCGCCACAGCCCAGCCGAACAGCCCGCGCATGGTCTTCAGCCAGTTGTTGGCGCCGTGGGGCTGCGCGGCCCGCTTGTCCATGCCTTTCTGGATCGAGAGCTTGTTGATGCTGTCCGCGGCCTCGTGCCCTGCAGCCTTCTTCGTCTCCTTCAGGATGCCGGCGCGCTGCGCCCTGGTCGCGGCGGACAGCTCTGTCGTCCACTGGGCGCTCGCCATGTAGCTGTCGATCAGCCAGCCTAGCGAGCCCGTCGTCTGCGCCTTTCGCGCCTCGGCGTCCGGCGCGTGGCCGCGGACGGCCTTCTCGTACTCCGCCCAGAACGCCTTGCTGCCGAACGGCTCCCGCAGCCGGATCCGCGGGCCTTCCCCGCGCCGGACGTACCAGACCTTCTCGCCGTGGCGGGTGGTCTCGTGGCGGAGATGGAGCGGGCGCGGGCGAGGCATGGCGTTCATAGGGCGATCACCCGAGTCCGCTGCGCAAGCCGATTTTCGCGATCGCTGGGCTGGCCATCGTCGGCCTCGACGCTGACACCCTCCGGCCGGAACACGATCCGCACCTTCTCGACGCCAGCCGAGCGCAGCGCCCGCGCCGCGCGCGCGATGTCGGCCTGAGTGACGCTCGCACCTCTACGGGGCACCTCGTCCTCCTGTATTCTCGGATCGGGAGTCGGGAAGAGGGGTGGCCTTGCCGGCGAGAGTTCTGTCGCCGACCCGCTTGCGGTACGGCAGCGGCAGGCTCGACCAGTCGAACTCGTCCTTGAACTGTCCGCACACGTGCTCGCGGCGCGTGATGCAGTGGCCGGCGCGCAGGGGCATGGAGACATTCGTGATGCCGATAGCTGCCCATCGCTCGGCGCCGCCGACCATCGCGCTCTGGTGGCACTCACCGGCGATCGAGCTGATGGAGTGCCACCAGTCGCAGCCGGCGCAGCATGGGCCGCGGCGGTGGTAGAAGGTGTCCAGCACCTCCTGGCGGGTGCCGCGTTCTCTGCGCTCAGCCGCTTCGGCCATGCGAGCGGCGACAGATGGCTGCCGAGGCTTCATCGCCCCTCCTCCTGCGTCAGGAGAGCGAGCTTCGCGGATCGTCCGAGGCGGGGATCGGGCTCGACGGCGTCGGTCGCCACACCATACCCGTAGGAGGCTGCCATCAGGTCGCCGATCGGCGAGTCTCGCAGCGTGGCGAGTTCGTCCCGCGAGAGCCGGATCCCTTTCCCGGAGTGAAGGTGGATGGTCATCTTGGCGAGGATGAACCATGCGGGATGAAGCTCAGAGCGATCCATCGCCAGCCTCCTGGGGTTCGGGGGAGAGGGCTCGGATGGCGTCGCGACCCTCGGCGATCATCGCCATGTAGGCGGCATCGCCGATCTCAAGGCCCATGGCCTTGGCGAAGGCTGCGCATAGGTCAGCCGCATCCATGCGAGGTGAGCCGTCATCCTGCTCGGCCCATTCGAGGCCTTCGCCGGCCGCCATGTCGACGAAGGGCAGGAGAAGCAGCGTCCCCTTGGCCCACCCGTTGGTCATTCGCCTTGCGTTGCCGATTTTCTCACTTAGCGAGTCGATCACTGCGGACTGAAACCGGCACTTGCGAAGCATATCGGGCAGCGCCTCGGCAGCTCCCTCCGCTTCCCTCACCCTATCCCGAAGGTTGGCGTTCTCGGCGCGGAGGTGGGCGACCTGCTGAGACAGGACCGCGATCTTGGTCTCCTGCCAGCAGGCGGGGGCGAACTCTGTCGCCTCGCTGGCGAGGTGCATCGTGGTCCCATCGCCATCGGCACGGGCACGGGCGTCGGCCTCGGTGTAGAGGCCCGCTTCCGCGAGGACGCCTGTGTAGCCCATGGCGTTGGGCCGCCAGTACAGCCCGCGCTTGATGAGCACGAACTCCCGCATCTCCTCGGCCGTCCGGCCGGTCTCGGGGGCGGGGGACGTCATGGCGACACCTGTTGGAGCACGCTGAAACCGACCATGCCGAAGACGCACGTGATGCCGGCGGTCGCGACAGATCCGAGCGCGAGTTCGAAGGATGACTCGGCTCCGCGTAGCGATGCTTTGATCGCGCGGACGAGCAGGGCGAACGACCACAAGGCCATCAGCGCCGCAAAGGTGAACGGGAACACAGACAGGGTGATCAGGAGGGCGCTCATTCTGCGGCCTCCAGAGCTTCAGCAGAGCGATAGACGCCGTACCGGACCCGGCGCACGCCGCCATGGCGGACGAGATAGGCCAGGGCGTTGTAGATCTGCTTGTAGGTGGTCTCTGGAGCGTCGGCCCGCACGGCGCCAGCGATCTCGTCGATGCCGTATTCGCGACCAGGGCGGATCACCTCGGCGACGCGGCTGGACACGTCGCCTCGGATTGTAACGACATGGCCCTCAGGCCGGAGGCGCCGGAGCACGGTCAGACGCTCCTCGTCGGTGAGCGTGTCGACGAGCAGGAGGACAGCGGAGAGGACGCTCATTGATCCGCCTCCGTGGTGGACGGAGCGTCGGAGGGGGCTGCAGCACGAAGCTCGCGGATGACGTCCATCGCGAGATCAAGGGACGCGGAGTCGGCTTCCAGCCGGCTGCGGCGCGAGGCCGTCATGACGACCGGGCGGATGCTCATGAGGTAGAGCGCCCCGTAGTAGAGCCAGGACATCACCGCACCTCCCCAGCAGCCTGAAGGGTGCGGAGGGCGGCTTCGATGTCGTTGGCAAGCTTCCAGTCGGCGTCCCTCTCCTTGGTCGGGAAGGGCACATCGTTGGCCCTCAACCGCAGCCAGCGGGCATAGTGCTCGGAGGCCATGTATGAGGACGAGAGGTCGCCAAGGAAGGCTTTCGCCTCCTCCACCGTCATCTGAGGATCGACTGGGGTCTGGGAGGGAGAGGACTTGGGCGTTGCTTCGGGCGTTCCGGCTTCGCCGTCGCTTGCTCGTGAACCGAGCCCTTCGGTCTCGGCCCTCCGGGCTTCGCCAGCTAACGCGCCCCCTGGCGCTCGCACTTCGGCCAGGGGGCACTTCATATTTCCGCCGGAGAGAGTTCCGGGTTGGGATCCGGCCGCCGCGGGATCGCGCGACGGGTCATCTCGAACATGGGCAATCACCTCCTTTCGTGGACTTGGACGTCGATGGGCACGGCGGCTCAGCCATTGTTCTGAACCGCTTTCGCTGGCGATGCGTCGTTCACGCCTGCTTTCGTAGGCGGGCTCATCATCGCCAAATGGGCCGCGCGAAGGACACTCGGGCGTAGCCCCGAGACCGGAGGGCTCGGCTCGCGAGTGGCCTGACCCCATCGGGGTCGCGCCCTTCGTCTCTTCCCCCGATCCTGTAGAGGCGACGAGCTTGCCTAGGATCTCTTCGGCGCAATCCCGCACGCTGTCAGGGTCAAGGTCGTAGTCCACCGCATTGTGGTGATAAATCGTGATGTGGCGGCGGATCAGAGCTTCAATCTCGGCCCGCCCGACATCTTCTCCGACACGCGGGTTGGAAGCGGTGGTGATCGGGTTGGTTGCTTCGGCCATGTCATGCCTCCGAGGGGGTGAGAGCCAGAGCCTGACCATCACGGAGGCCCTTCTCGTAGCCGCGCTCTTCCTCGCGGCGCAGCGCCTGCGCGTGGTCGGATGACATGGCGTGGATCGCCCGATGCAGGTTGGTGTCCTCGGCCCGGTAGGCGGCCAGTTCCGCCTCCTGCCGGCGAAGGCGCTCCAGCAGGTGATGCTCGCCGGGGATCCGCATCAGGCAGACGGGGGTCTCCATCTCGTCAGCCCCGAAGTGCTGGCGGGCCCAGCGCTCTTGCGCCTTGGTGAAGGCCTCGCCGCAATGAAAGCAGCGCCAGTGGATTTTGCGGTCTGCCATCTCTCAGGCTCCCGACGTTTCGGTCGCGGGGGCGAGGGACAGAAGCCGGGTGATCTCGGCAGGAAGAGCCGGCGGCGTCAGCTCGACAGCCTGCGGGGCGGCCCAGGGCTCGCCAGCGGTCGGCTCCGCCCCCCAGTCCACGACGATCTCGCCGGTAGCGAGGTAGTGGTCGCGGAGGCGCTTGAGGGTCGCGATGACGCGGTGGGCGGGGTAGCGGATGCCGCCCGCATGAAGCCGCTCGTCCATCCAGCCCGGCGGGCAGGCCAAGTCATCACCGAGCGAGCCGTCAATGTCTAAGAACCCGTCGATGGTGCAGCTCGCGGCGTGCGAGACGGCCTTGATGTGACCCATGATGCAGCCAGGCGTTCCGCACTCTGGCGATCCGATGAACGCCATATTGATCCGCTCCGGCGGCTGCGCCTCCAGATGCGCGATGAGCTTGTCGAGGTTCGGGACGTTGAGGTGAGCGGACATTTCAGTCTTACCTGTTAGTGCCTACCCCAGTGGGGCGCTTCGGTTGATCCAAGACTGCCCTTAGCTCCGGCGTCATGACGCCGACGCCGTAGCAGTGAGTGCAGACGCCTAAATTGGCCGGGAAGTGATAGCCTTGCCCATCGCACTTTGAGCAGATCATTAGTTGCCCGACTTGCAGGCGCGCGAGTATTTCGCGCTCGTAGCTTGTGTACACCGCCGCCATTGATCAATCCCTTGATGGTCGATTGCGGGCTTCATCATAAAGCTTGACCCACAATGGCTTTCTGCCGTGCATGCGGTAGCCCTTAATCCAATCCTCCAGCCCCCTGTTTGTGCCTTGAGCGATTGCAAGCTCTGTATTGAGTCGAACGATCTCAGCCTCAAGCTCGCGGACGCGTTCGTCAGCCCGTTCGTTGGCTGTATTGAACCCGTCTTGATAATCGACCGAATGCTGGCCGCCCGTATTTTCCGGCACATGCTTGTTGGGCCAGAGACAAACAATCGCGTGAGGCGGCTCAGCCGGTAGTTCTTCGTATGGAATAAGCACTTCCAGCGCCTTCAAGTCCGCGGCTAATTCGTTCCAGTCGTTACGGTTGACGGCAAGAGGGAGCCAGTCGTGATGTCCCGTATTGTCAACGAGTGCCCACGCTGACCGTACCACAGCTAATACTGCTGCATACGCCACTGGGTTGGCCTTGACCACAAAGTCCATCTCAGTGCTCCATGATTAGAGCACCTGAGGTGCTCAGGTGTTGCCGCGGGGCTGCGCGAGGGATGGAAGCGGCTTTGCCGGGATGACGCGAAGCGGCGTCATCCGAAGGACGACAGCCCGGTTCGCTCTGCGAACGCGCCCGTCTCTTTGCCCCAGCAGAGCGGACAGGCTTGTCGAGGTGGACGGTTGTGGTGGTGAGCGCGATGGCGCCGATCAGGGCGATGGAGGCGGTCATCGCGTCCTCGCTTTTGTCGGCTTACGGGTGTCTGCGACGCGCCGGGCTTCCTCCACGGCCTCGTCTGACCAGAAGCACTCGTTCCCGCGGCCTTGACCGGAGACGCCGCCCGGTGCACTCGGCAGGAAGCCGCGGGCTTTCCACTTGCGCAGAAGATCAGGTGCGACGCCGAGCAGGCGGGCCACGTCGCTGGTTCGCCGCTCGTTCACGCGGCTTTTCCTGCGGTGTAGGCGAGCAGACCGGCGGCCAGGGCGAGGGAGGTCATGCGGCCTCCGCAGTGCGCGCATCAGGGTCGATGCCCATCCGCCGGCAGATGACGTGCGCGTAGGTGCTGCCGGTGGTGTACAGCTCCATGGCGAGCACCCAGTTGGGCGAGCGCTGCCACTGGCGGGCACAGGTGCGTCGAGCGCCGCGGAAGACGCGCAGGGCGAGTTGCGGGTCCGGCACGAGCCGAGCGACGTCGCGCTCGATCCGCTCCCACTCGGCCTTGCGGTCGATCTTGAAGGGCTCGCTCATGCGTCATCTCCCGCGGTGATCGCGATGGCGCCGGCTAGGGCGAGGGGGAGGAGGACGGAGGTCATACGGCCTCCCGCGTGCTGTCCCAGATCGTTTCGGACGGGGTCACGATCAGCCAGGAGTGCTGGCACAGCCGCTCCCGCAGCCGGTTCGCGAGCGCGATGGCCTTTGCGAAGATCAGATCGGGCTCGGCCGGGAAGCGCGGGTAGTTCAGCAGCCCGACGCGCACGCCAGCCTCGGCGCCGCCCGTGTAGATGAACTCGGTCGGCTCGACCGTGACGCAGAGCCCCGACATGCAGAACTCGCGGCAGACCTGCCGAGCCGTCGCGAGATCGCCCGCGAGGTAGATCGTTGCCGTGAAGGTAGGTTCGGTGCAGCTGGTCATGCAGCACTCTCCAGACCATCTTCGGCGAGCACGCAGAGAAAATCGCAGGCTGGAGCGACCGCCTCGGTCATCGGCTGGTCAGCCGGGATCTCGTCGATGAAGACGCGCTCGCCCTGGAGCTTTGCCAGCCGAACGCCGAGATCGCGCGCCTGGGCGGCGGTAGCCGCGAACTCGGCCGGGAAGTGGTGGCGGAACAGCGCCCAGTAGCCGGGCGACTGAGCCTTCACGCACCCCGTGCGCAGGCAGTTCGCGTTCGGGAAGCCCAGACCGTAGGTGCGCGGTAGCCTGAGCCCGGCGCGCTCGACCATGGCGAGCGTCGCGGCTTTGGTAAGCCCCTGCTCGATCAGCGGCGCGCGCACCGTCAGCTCGAAATAGGTCGCCTTCAGGCGCTCGAACCGCTCCACGTCACCGCGGTCGGCCGTGTAGCCGAACACGTGGACGTCATCGGGCCGCTGGAAGGCGAGACGGGGCTCGACCTTCATCGCCCTGGTGCAGGACGCGCCAGCGATGCCGGCCATGTAGCGCTCGCGGCGCCACACCTCAGGGACGCTCTCGAACTTGTCGGATCGGAGCACCGTGACTGAGGCGTTGAGCCAGCGCATCACGTCCGCCTCGAAGCGGTAGTTGTCTGGATCCTCGTTGTTGGTCTCGCAGCGGGCGATGATCGCGTTCGGCTTCTCGCGGAGGATCAGACGGGCTGCAATGGCGCTGGCGGCCCCGGTGGACCACCACATGATCGTGCGGCTCATGCGCAGGTCCTCTCGTCCTCACCCGCCTTCCCGGCGGCCAGGGCATCGGTGGCGGGGAGAGCGGGGACGCGCCGGCGGCGGTCGGACCAGAACGATACGCCGACGATCGCCACGAAGCCGACGAAGGCGGCGAGGATCCCGAGGGTGAGGGAGCCGGTCATGCCGCGGCTCCGGGCATGCCGTTGTGCTCGACGCCGTCGATCGTCCGGCCGGCCTTGCGCTTGCCGACCCGGCGGACGTGGCGCCCGTCCTCGAATGAGTGGATCGGGCCCGGCCCCTCGACCTCGCTGACCGAGACCCACTCGCCGTTCTGCTTGTGGTGGTAGGGCACGCCCGCCGCGTCGCAGGCGTCGCGGATGTCCCGGAACCACTGCGGGTTGGTCGGTCGCGCCTTGTGGCCGCCCTGGTCGGTCTCACCGCCGGTGATGACCCAGTCGATGCGCTCGATGGCGGAGGCCTTCAGGGCGTCGCGCACGACCTCGTAGCGGCCCGCCGTCCCGTAGTGGATCCGGGTGAAATCGATCGGCCCGAGCAGCGGCTCGGCGGAAACGAAGCTGAACGCCGGGCGCAGATCCCGCGCGGCGTCGAGCAGGTGCCGGACGTTCCGGTTGGCGATCTCTTGGTTCTCGCAGGTGGCGCCGAGCGCGGCGTTCTCCGGTAGACTGCCAGCGTCCTCCGCCATGGCGACCGCGTTCTGCGGCCGCTTCGACAGCAGCATGTGCAGCAGGTGCGGCGTCTCGCGCATCACCGCGAACCACTCGCGCCGGATGCCCGGGTCCGCGGCGTTGTCCCAGGGGTCGCAGAGCGACGGGAACACGCTGATGACGCGGCCGGCGGCCTTCGCCTCGCGGTCCCATCTGGCGAGCTGCCGCCAGTAGGACTCGCTGGTCCGACTGCGCTCACCGTGCGGGCCCCACTCGACCCGGCCGAGGCGCGTGTCCATCAGATGCGCGGCATAGCAGCCGTCGCACGCGGGGCTGACCTTCGTGCAGCCGATCCAGGGCGACCAGGTCCGGTCGCACCAAGAGATGCCGGTCTCCTCAGCCATCACGCGGCCTCCGCCATCGCAGCGGCCTCGCGGCGCACGGCTTCCTCAAGCGCAACAGCGCGACGGGCTCTCACGAGGACGACACGGAGAACGTCCGCGTCCTTGAGGCCGAAGCGGCGGGCGATGCCGTCTCTGTCGCCGTACCCAGCGGTGGAGACGGCCTTGAGCATCCGGCGGTAGCGATCGACGTCGGCAGGACGTCCGGCTTCACCGCAGGCGATATGCCCTACGTATTTGCGGACGGTCCGGTAGGACCGATCCATGATGGCGGCGATGTCCGTGCGAGACAGGCCCTGCTCTGCGAGGGCGATCATCTCGGCGACTTCGCTCGGCGGGATGGGAAGGCCGGTGTTCATTTGCCGTCTCCATCCTCAAGCCTGCGATACGCCTCCCGCTCCGCGTCCTCCTCTCGGAGATCTTGGATCGCGAACCACATGAGGAAGCCGAAGACGAGGAGTGCGGCAGTGCCGAAGCCAGCGAGGTAGCCGAGCCAGAACATCAGGCGGCCCTCCGAGCGGCATCCTCAAAGCCGGCGTCTGACCAGACGACCCCGCGCTCGGCGGCGAAGGCATCAATCAGCGCTAGCAACTCGCTGAACTCGGCCTTGCTCATGTCCGAGGTCCGCATGCCGAGCGGAACGAAGGTGCCGGGATCAATGCCGGGCACGACGCGGGCCTTGCGGAGCGACGCGCTGAGCACGTCCTTCCAGTCCTCGCTGGACAGCTTCTGGCCGTACCAGTCGACCTGCTTGGAGATGTCGGCCAGACGGGCCCACAGGAGCGCGTTGGCGTCGAGCGACCTGCGTGGCCCCTTGAACTCCACGCGCGTGCCCTCAGGCAGTCCCTGGATCCATTTGATAGCCCGCTCGCGGACGGCGGCGTTGGCGAGGATGAGGAAGGCGCGGCCGGTCACGCGGCGCACTCCTCTGCGGCCTTGGCAAGGGCCTGCTTGATCCGCTGGCGAGAGACTTCATCGGCAGCGAGGTAGCCGGCGCGGAACGCTTCCAGGCTTTTGAGGTCGGCGAGCACTTCCGGACGATGTGCCTGCGAGATTTCATGGAGCATGTGCTCGACCGACATCGGGGCCGGACGCTGTGCTTCGTCTTGATCAATCTCGTACTGGGCGCGGTCGCCGGGATCGCCGCTGCGGGCCGGACGCGCAGTCTTGAACTCGTCGGCCTCCTCTTCCGAGTAGGCGAGCCCGTGCAGCTCCACGAGCTTGAGGATGACGCGGTCCTTCCCGCGCTTCTCGGCCATGGCGTAGACATAAGCCGCCTGCTTGCCCGAGACGCGGTAGTTCACGTTGACCAGCGCTTCACCGATGCTCCACTCGCTGCGCTTGTCGAGGCTGCCGGCGACCATGATGACCGCCTCGTCGCGCTCAGCGCGGAGGATCGTCGGCTTCTCGAACACGATGCCGGCTTGAGCAGCGATGCGCTCAAGGCAGCGATGCGAGATGACCGGCGTCCCCTGGACGCGCCAGACGTTGCCGCCTTGGCCCTCGGTGAACGGCTCGCCGTAGCGGCCGAGCACTTCGCGGATCTTGTCGTTGGCGGAGGCCATCAGCGGGTCCTCACGGTAAGCACGGGGATAGGGTTGGCCCACTCGGCGCCCGAGACGGGCCCCTCTGCGAGTGCAGCGGCGATGGCGGCCTTGCTCGGCTCACGCTTGAAGACGCAGGCGTCGTCCGGCAGGGCGGCTTCGTCGGTGATGACCACCTTGGGCTTGCCGGCGCCGACCGTGGCGGTCAGGTCGGGGCCTTCGAGCTTCTTCAGCCCGAGTTCGGCCATAGCCTGAAGAACCACGCCACGAAGCCGCTCAGCCTTGTTGTCCAGCCGGGCCTTCCGCTCTCGGTTGTCCTTGATGATGCCCTCCAGCGCCTCGCTGTGGGCTTCCGTGCGGGTCGCAGCGCGGAGGATGCGGATGAGCCTGTCGAGGATCGTCGTTTCTGAGGCCAGCAACTCCTCATAATCAGGGTCATCAGGCCCCACGCCAGCGGCGGACAACCGGTCTGCGACGTAGCTTGCTAGCCGCATTTCCTCATGCAGCGGGACACTATGCACGGCTTACCTCCCTCGGAAGAACCGCAGCATCGGGGCTCATGCCATTCCGAATGCGCTTCGCTATCGTCAGGGGTCGTATTCCGAACCGACGACCAGCTTCAGCGAGAGTAAATACCTCGCCCTGAACCTCTATGTGCCGATTGACGCTGGTATTGTTGCACTGCTCAACAACCGTCGCCCAGCGACAATTTCCAGGCTCGTAGCCTTTATCATTGTCTATGCGGTCAATGGACTGCTTGTCAGCAGGGCGCTTGCCCATGTCGGCTAAGAACTGTTCGAAGCTCTTATCCCAAGCCGAGCAGACAGTGATCCCACGCCCACCATACCGATGATAGGAAGGATGCTTTGGGTTGTTGCAGCGGCCCCGCATGCTTCTCCAGATCTTGTATTCGGCGCTTTTGCTGGCCCCATGCTTGGTTTGTCGCGCGATTTGCCGCTCGCGGCCAAGACAACCGCAGGACTTGGATTGGCCCAGCATAAGGTGCTTACAGAGGACCGATTTCTCAGTCCCGCAGTCGCACACGCAATTCCAGCGCATGCCGTCATCGGTGAGGTGCGCTTGCGACAGCACCTGCCAGCGACCAAAGCGCTGGCCCAGAAGGTTAGGACGCGGCTTCATGCGCCCATCTCCTGATGAAGCGGGATGCGGACGGGGGCGTTCATCGGCGCCGCTCCAGCCCGTCAAAGCCGTTCAGCGGCTGACCGACGATCTTCTTGCCCGGCCCGTACATGTTGCCGCCGAAGGTCGACAGGCGCGGCTTCGCGTTGTGCTTCCGGAAGATCGGCGCAGCCTGCTCAGCGATCCGCTTCAGGTCATCGCGCTTGATGTGAGGCCAGTCGTTCCGGAGCCGAGCGACCTCGACCAGAGCTTCCGCGGCATCCTCAATCCGCTCAAACGAACCGAGCTGCGTGAAAGCAAGCCCGCTCGTCAGATGCGTGATGACCCAGCGCCCGGCCTCACCGCCAAGCCCGTTGTGACAGGCCAGATCCCGGTAGCGCCACGAGGGGATCGTGTCCGGGCCATCATGGGTCGCGACGGCGATCGTCTCGCGAGTGCAGAGATCAAGCGCGCTCATGCCGCCTCCGCACGCTGTTCGATGCCGAGGAAGTCAGAGACAGCCTCCTCATTCGGGAAGATCATGCTGGCCCCGGTGAGAGGGTACGGAGCGCCCTCGAACTTCACCGGGAACAGACACACGGTGCCGTCGTCCTCAGAGAGGATCAGGGCGACGGCGAGAGTGGTGTTGCTCTCGTGGTAGACGCGAGGGGCGACGCCGGGACGCGAGCGGTCGATGTAGAAGGCGCTCATGACTGCGCCTCCGGCTGCTCTGCCGCGAGGGCCAGGATCACATAGCCGGGCTCAAGGCCGAACTGACCGCCGGTCAAGATCCAGGCGATGCGGCGCTCGACGGAATGGGCGAGCGACGGCATGCCCGTCGTGCCGCAGCCGTCTTCGGGCGTGAAGATCTGCGAACCGAGGGGGTTTTCGGTGAGGCGCAGGAGCCGGATCGTGTCGCCCTTCTGGAAGCCTCGATCATCGCGCCGGATCTCGAACGTCTTCTCGCCGCGCTCGACAGCGTCAAAGTAGACCGGCAGCGTCTTGAGTTCGTGGATGGTGCTCACGACAGCGCTCCCGGGCTCACAGTGGCCGGCAGCCGGTCAGAACCGACAGGACGCGGAAGAACCTCGGCCTCCACCTCCTTCAGCGACCGAACGATGTCATCCGAGGCATTGAGAGCCAGGGACAGATACATCCGGTTGCAGGCGGCGCTGGTGAAGTTGGGATCGCCCTGACGGCGGCCTTCGACAACACGGGCGATGTCGTGCATCCGGTTGCGGAGGTCGTCTCCGAGACGGCGGAGGCGGGTGGTGTTAAGGGAAGGAGCCTCAACGAAGGGCTCGGGGGTGTCGTCGGCGGCATTCGCAAGATCGCACATGGATCAAAACCCGATCAAAAGGTTGAAAAAGACACGAGCGGCGAAGGCGAAGCAGATCAGCCCAGGGACTAGATTGAGGAGCATCAGACACCTCGGCGCTGATAGTTGCTGGCTCGCCCTTTGCGCTGAGCAGGAGCAAAGCCGCTAGAACGTCCGAATTGTTTGGTTGGTGTCGGCTCACGAGGCTCGGCAGACAGAAGCTTCCGCTGAAAGTCTCGGTAGCTTTCGGAAAGCCTGTCAGTCTTGTCGGCAATGTGCCGGTCACTGCCGGCCGTCGTCACCCGGCGCTCGCCTCCGGGGCCGTGGGTCTTAACTTTGTGGCAGTCGCGATGAACTGCCCGCATATTGTCCGGATCATCGGCCCCGCCGTTGACCAGCGCCTGTTCGTGGTCGAACTCAGTGTCGGTCAGCTCGCCCAGCTTCTCGCCGCACAGCGGGCAGCGAGCCTGCCGGGCCATGATGGTAAGCTTCTGAACCGGAGTGAGCTTCCGGCGGGGTTCGGTGACGCGGCGAGCCATGGCTAGGCAGCCTCGACGGGCAGGCCGTCATCCGACAGGCGGTAGAAGACGCCAGCCTTGATGCCGTTCTCGCCGACCTTCGATGCAAAAATCCGCCGGATGGCACCGCTGAACGGATCGCGATTGACGATGACGATTGCGCCGGTCTCGTCGGCCGAAGCGGATCCATCCTCGCCAAGGGCGCAGGCAACACTATGCTTCCCGGTGGCGGACGCGGCACCCCGGTCCCCGGTGGCGGACGCGGCACCCCGGTACCCGGTGGCGGACGCGGCACCCTGGTCCCCGGTGGCGGACGCGGCACCCCGGTACCCGGTGGCGGACGCGGCACCCTGGTACCCGGTGGCGGACGCGGCACCCTGGTCCCCGGTGGCGGACGCGGCACCCCGGTACCCGGTGGCGGACGCGGCACCCTGGTCCCCGGTGGCGGACGCGGCACCCCGGTACCCGGTGGCGGACGCGGCACCCCGGTACCCGGTGGCGGACGCGGCACCCTGGTCCCCGGTGGCGGACGCGGCACCCCGGTACCCGGTGGCGGACGCGGCACCCTGGTACCCGGTGGCGGACGCGGCACCCTGGTCCCCGGTGGCGGACGCGGCACCCCGGTCCCCGGTGGCGGACGCGGCACCCCGGTACCCGGTGGCGTGCTCAGTGTTCTCAGGCTTCGCCTGATCAAACACCCACTTCACCGCACGGGCGACCATATCGCCGATAGAAAGCTCAACGCCGAGCGTGATCTTGGCGGAAGCGACCTTCGTGTCGGCAGCGTGCCGGGCGAGTTCGCCAGACTGACGAACCTCAAAGAACCGCGACGTAGCCGGGGCGTAGTAGTCGAAGCAGTTGAGCGGGTGCTCGCAGGCATGGAAACCGTTGCTGCACGCCTCAACCTTGCCCTCGACGGTATAGGTCTTGCCGATCTCAAACTTGAAACCGCGGCACGTCAGGTCGCGATTGAAGCCCTTGTACGAGGTGATGAACGGCTCATCCGCCTGATTGGGCACAACTGGAGAAGCCGCCTTCGTAGGCTTGGTGCGGGTTTTGGCCATTGTCAGGCAGCCTTCGCAATGTGAGAGATGGTTGGCGCCTTGCCGATTGCATCGATGGCGTACCGTTCGGCCTCAAGCTCAGCTTGCTCAGCGGCGTCGATCTCCGCCTGAGCCTCATCCTCATCGAGGAAGGCGTGAGCATGCCCGTAGGCGTCGCCCTCGCAGTCGAAGGCATCCGTCAGGCGGAATGGGCCTTTGAAGACTGCATAGCCGTTGCCGAACTCGTCGACAGCGTAGGGGCCGATCGCGTGAAAGCCGCGCATGGCTCAAGCCTCCCGCAGGAGACGAGCAACCGCCGGAACGGTCGGCAGCAGGTAGAACAGAGCGCCGGTCAGGAAGGCGGCGGCGCCGAAGATGGGAACGATAACGGAAGCCATCGGGTCGCTCCTTGGGAACGACCCGACATTGCTACTTTCGCAACATCAGCGCAAGGGGGTAGTTGCGATTTTCGCTAGAATTCTGTCGCGGGGGACACGAAGTCCAATACGAAGGCCGTCACCATCGTGACTTCGCCGTCGTGCTCGCCGATCTGAAGGGGCTCCTGGAAGCGGGCATCATCGCTGTCGGGCCACAGCTCGAAAACCCCATCGGCTCGACGGCGCATCTGCTTCACAGTGGTTTCAATCAGATCGCCACGCCTGCGCATGGCAATGACCCAATCCCCATCGCGCGGGCCGCGTGGTGCCGCGTCGAGCTTCAAGGTCACGACCTTAGCCCCGTCCTTCGCCCGGCGGTTGACGCTCTCGCCTCGGATCACCAGCGCCTCAAGCGCCTCTGGAGGCCACCGGCCATCATATGAGTAGGGGAACGAATAGGGCACAAAGTCATCATAGGCCGGTTCGTGCCAGACGCCAGCGGCAACCTCACCCACAACTTGTATGGTGACAACCTGTGGAGAACCCGCCGCCTTTGCGCTTGGCGGGTCGATCCCGAGGGCGTGAGCTATCTGAACCGCCTCTTCGAAGCTCAGCTTGCGGCGGTTCTTGAGCACCTTGGACAGCACGTCGGCGGTGATGCCCGTCCGACGTGAAATCTCGGCCGGCTTCACGCCCGTCGTTTGCAGCGCTTTTTTGTACCAAGCCAACAGCATAGCGCCATTAAGCGCTTGCCGAGGCGTATGTCTCTCGCTGAGATCGCGAAGGGCACAGGCGATCATATCGCGAAAATCGCTCCCGACCCCTTGCATGAAGTTGCGATAATCGCTATTCGAACTGGGTGAGCAAGCTTCAGCCAGCCTACGGCATCATCAAGGACCTCGGGGGATCTACCGAGGTCGCAGCGGCGCTCGGTATCGACCGAAGCGCGGTCTGGCGTTGGACCCAGCCGAAAGCCAAAGGCGGCACGAACGGGACGGTTCCTCACTGGTACGTCGCCCGGCTGTTGGAATTTGCTCGCGACAAGGACAAGCCGCTGACCGCCGCGCGCTTTGCGCCCGTTGTGAACGTCCCGGCTTCGCCTGCCCATTCCGATATGCGCGAGGCCGTGTAGATGACTACGCTCGTCACCCTACCGTTTGTTGCGTCTGCCGCTGCGTTGGCTGGCGCCTTCGTCGGTTTCCGCGCGGTTGTGCCTACTGTTGCCGTCGCTTTTGTGTCGGCGATTGGTTGGGCGGTGCTGTCGTGACGGCGCCTCGCAAGCTCCGCGGCTGGCAGGATGCCTGCCTCAAGGTCCTGACTGACGAGTGTTGGCCGAAGAAGCGGCGGGCCCTCGTCACCGCCACCCCCGGCGCCGGCAAGACGACGCTGGCGCTGACCTACGCGCAGGATCGGATCCGCGTCGGCGAGGTCGATCACGTCCATGTCGTCGCGCCTACTAAGGCTCTGCGCCGTCACTGGCAGGACGCCGCGCGCGAGTTCGGCATCAACCTGACCCGCCGCAACAATGCGAAGATGCGGCTGGCAGATTTGCCGTTTGATGTCGGCGGCGTCGTCACGACTTACGCCGCGGTCGGCCGTGAGCCGGACGCGCACTACGCGGCGATTGAGGGCAAAAAGGCTCTCGTGATCCTGGACGAGGTCCACCATGCCGGCGACCGCCGGTCCTGGGGCGATGGGATCAAGGAGGCGTTTGAGGGCGCTCGGTTCGTGCTCTCGCTGTCTGGCACGCCGTTCCGCAACGACGACACCACGATCAGCTTCCTTGAGTACGGGCCCGGCGGCACCACCGTCGCCGATTACCCCTACCTGTACGCAGACGCGATCCGGGACGACGTCTGCCGCCCGGTGATCTTCAAGCCGTACAACGCCCTGGTCGAGTACAAAGCCAAGGGCGAGCAGTTCCAGAGCACCTTCTCCGACACGATGCCTGACACGCAGATGTCGAGCCTGCTCCGGCACGCTCTGCATCCTGAAGCCGGCCTCGTCGAGCAGATGGTCAAGGATGCCGACGACGAGCTGTCGGCGATCCGTAGCCGCGGTCCGCGCTGGCAGGACGCCGGTGGCTTGCTGGTAGCGATGAGCCAAGCGCACGCATTCGAGTGCGCCAAGGTGATCCGCGAGGTCACGGGCGAGGAGCCCACGGTCGTTGTCTCTGACATGGAGACCGCCGAGGACGACCTGAACGCTTTCAAGTGCGGGATGGGGCGCTGGATCGTCGCCGTCCGCATGGTGTCTGAGGGTGTCGATATTCCTCGTTTGATGGTGTCGGTCTACGCGACCAACGTCATCTCGACGCTGTTCTTCCGACAGTTTGTCGGCCGCACCGTGCGGGTGCGTCACCGCGGCGCCGAGGAAGTCTCCTCTATCTTCCTGCCGGCGGACGAGCGCCTCTGCAAGGAGGCTGCCGATATCGAGGAAGACGTGAAGCGTTTCCTCAAGGACGCGCCTCCAAACCTCTATAAGGCCGTCCGCGCCGAGGCTGATCGGGCCGAACGCCGCCTCTACGAAGTGATCCCGAAGATTACGGACATAGAGGCGGGCGAGTGCACCTTCCGCGGCGAGCGGTTTACCGACGCTGAACTCTACAACGCGAACGCGGTCCGTCACCTGTTCCCGATGGGGGAACGGCTCGATCCGGCTCAGATCGCCTGGACCCTGCGGCGCCTCAAGAAGGATGCCGCCTAAATGGCCGCCGGCAGCAACGTGGAACGGCTCAAGGTTCCCACGCCGGAGGAGGCGCTGATCTATCGGCGCACCACGGCGACCGACAACACGTACAGCGTGATCCGCGACGGCGGTCAGAGCCTGAAGATGCTCCCGCACTGCCTGCTTCGGGCCTTTGAATGCGAGGCCTGGAAGGAACGCCGCACGCCAAATGGGGCCGTCGTCGAGAACCGCGATTTCCTTGAGTGGGTGACGGCGACTTACCCGCGCGGGCTCGGAGCTACGCCTGAGATCGTGGAAGCGATCCTGACTAGCTCGCGCGACGTAGCCGAGGCTCAGCAGGCGCGACTTCTCTGGGATCGCGCGGTTCGAAATGAGCCCGGTCGTCCCGCATCCGTCGAAACCTTGTACAATGTACAAGATAAAACGGTTGAAGCTCCAACCGGCAACAGCGCTGCCGCTGGCATGCGGAAGCTCGATAAGGCCGCTGAGGGCGGAAACAGCATCGCCGCGCAGGCGCTGCAGGCTGTCATAGAGGGGCGACAGTCGGTGCACGCCGCCTGCGTCGAGGCTGGCCTTCGCAAGTCCACCAAGGTTGACCCCGATGTCCGCGACCGCGCCGCTGCGCAGATCGCCGACATCTTGCTCGGAAACCTCAGCGACGACGCGGTGATGACGATCCGCGCGAACCTGTCGGCCACCACGACCAAGGCCATCGCCATCGCAATCGCAAACCTCGCTGGCGAGTGCGTGATGGACCGGAGGCACGGCTAAATGCTGCGCCTCGCTCACCAGATCCGGCCCCTGTCGGCCGGTAGCAGCGCCGAGGTGTTCTGGACCGGGGCTATCCCGATCGAGCCTCTGAGCCTGCGCACAGCCCAGGCGGGTCATGCCCGAGAGATCGGCGGATCCGTCTGGGCGCCTCATTCGGGGGCATCCTCGTGAGCGCCCTCACCAACACCGCCGACACGACCTTCACCACCGTCTTTGAGACGGCCGGCGGCGGTCAGATCCGGTTTCACGTCTGTCATGGGCGGGTGGACGTCACCACTCAGAGCCCCAACGGGCGTCACCGGAACACTACCCCCGCCGACACCGCTCGCATCCGCTTCCTGGCCCGCCGGCTCAACGAGCTTTGCGTTGTGGCCGAGGGCGACCAGCTTTCTGAGGATCGCTGAGATATGGCCGGATACCAGACTATCGAGATGCTGCGGCCGATCCTGCATCGCGGGCCTGTTCCTACGCCTGTGGTGGACAGTCGGCTTGTGCGGCCGAAGGGCGGCTTCGTTTCGAAGCAGGGTCGCCGGACGCCTTACTGGGTCTTGCAAGAGATCGTCGAGCGCCGCCGGACGGGTGAACCGATCGCGTCTATCGCGAAGGCGACGGGCGTCAGCACCTGCACGGTCGTCAAGCATACAAAGCATGTCCCGCCCCCGCCGGGCGGCTGGCCGACCTGTTGGGTTTCTCGGCCGAAGCGGAACGTGAAGGAAGAGTTCGCCCGCCGTCTGCGGAGGTCCGGCTTCACCTGGGCCGAGATCAGCGAAGAATGCGGTGTTGCCGACAGCGTTATCCGCTACCGGATCGGCGCCAAGCAGCGCTATCCGCGTCGCACAAGCCCTCTTCAGAAAGCCAAGTGGCGCATTGCTGCGATCACCGGCGTCAAGGCCGCTGAGATCGTCCGCGATCCCAACCAGACGGGTCGAGCGCCTGAATTGATCAGCCGCACCCGGATGATCCTGTTCTGGGTCGGCCGAAACCGCCTCGGCCTCTCCAACCGCCAAATCGGTGAACAGCTCGGCGGCTTTGATCGCGACATGGTCGGCTACTGCGTCCGGCGAGTTGACCTCGCCATGGCGTCGGCAGGCGTCGCGAGCACCGCACCCGTAGGCCGCATCACTCGGGCCCTGCTGAACGCCGAGTGGCCGAAGGCGTCCGCATGACACCCTCGGCATCACTTCAGACCTCTGTGATCGCTCGGCTTGCCGGCCTCGCGTTCACTCAACTGCGGACGATCGCAGACCTTGCCGGGTCTGTATGCGCGTCCGCTTTCCCTAACCGCGCGCTCATGGTCCAGCCCGGTCCACGCACGGTGATCGTAGTCGCGTCCACTTACCCCCTTTCTGTCGAGATCAGCCATCGCGGCTCCTCCTGTGTCGAAGTCACTTCGACCACGGAGCAGATGGGAAATGTCCCAAAAGTGTTGGGAGGCGCGCGTGACTGCGCTCGCATTTGAAGTCGCGGATGGCCTCAAGGCCCTCGCCGGGCCGCCGCTGGAAGGCGACCGCGTCAAGGCTCGCATTGCTCGCGCGGCTCGCGCGGCAGGGCTCTCCTACTGGCGCACGTTCGACCTTTGGTACGGCAAGGCACGGCGGATCGACGCCCACGAAGCAGACGCCATCAGAACCGCTCGCGCCAAGCGGGCAGAAAGCCGCTCCCATGACCTTCAGGCCGTCGCCCACGAAATGGAAGCTCTTGCGGAACGCCTTGCCCTTCTGGCTGCGCGAGGCGGTGGGGAGGGGGCTGACCGGGCTCGGGCTGTCGCTGAGCGAGTTCGGCGCCTGGCTGCGGGAAACTGATTGATGTCAGACCCTCGCACCTATGGGATGACGACCCGCGCCGTGGAACTGCTGGCCGTCATCCGCGCCTTCCGGGTTCAGCACGGCCGCGTCCCGACCTACCAAGAGATGGCTACCGACCTCGGCGTCGCGGCCAAGTCTACGGTGCATCGGCTGATCACTCAGCTTGAGGCCCGCGGCCTCGTCCGCCGGCTTCACTACGCGCACCAGTCCATCGAACTGATTGAGCCGCGCACGATCACGCTGCCGGAGGACGTGGCCATTCAGCTTCGTCACGCAGCCCGTGCCGCCGGCCGCACCCCTGAGGAGCATGTCGCCGCGCTTGTCCGGCACCACTGCCCCACGCCGAGCCCCTTCTGACCTTCACAGCACGAGGCCCCATGCCTACGGCGAGCATTCAGCGACAGATTAAGGCGGCCAAGCGCCCGGCGAAGAAGCCGGCCGCGCCGGGCAGCTTCGACCAGCGCACCGAGGCTGATGCTGTGCGCCTGCTGCTGCCCGTGCCTATGTCGGTGAATGCGATTTACGAGCGCTATGCGGGCGGCGTGCGCCTGTCGAAGGCCTACAGTGCCTGGCTGTCCGAGGCTGGCTGGCGCCTGACGATGCAGCGTCCTGGCCGCATCTCTGGCCGCTACGAGCTGACGCTCCGCATGCCCGTCGAGAGCGGCTTGGATCTCGACAACGCGATTAAGGCGACCTCGGACCTCCTGCAGCTCCACGGCGTCGTGCGCAACGACCGTCTGGCCTCTCGGATCGTGCTGGAATGGCAGTCCGAGCAGCCTGTCGCGATCGTCGAAATAGCCCCATTCGGAGGCGTCGCATGACCGACGCTGATCCGACGCTGCCGGGCAAAGCCGGCCTCTACTTCCGCACGGAGAACTTGTCCCCCATCGGCTGGCAGCAAGAGCACCAAGCGCGCTCCCGTCTAGAGCGCTGGTGCTCGGAGTGCGGTCAGCGAGCTTGCTTCGGCTTTGGTGAGACGCTGCGCACCGAGGGCATCCTCTCGTGCTCCGCACCTGACTGCATGGACGCGGCGGAAGCGACGGCCCGTGAACGCGACTGCCCGTCTCCTCCCGCCAAGCCCAGCAACGCTGAAGCGACACTGGATCTGTTCGGAGCTGCCGCATGAGCAAGGTTACGATCAGATCCCGGCGAGCGCCGGCTGTCCTCTGCCGTGAGAACGGCTGGGCCGTTGGGACGTGCCTTCAGGGCGATGAGGGTTACGGCCCGTCCATCATCCGCATCACGGCGATCGGTGAGGTCAGGATCCTTGCTCGCGAGATCCGCCGCGACGGGATCCGTTGCTTTGGCTGGGAAAGCACTTGGACGCTGGATTGCCGCGACTGGCACGAGGTGCCGGACCCCGACGGCAAATGGCAAATCGAAGAGGAGGCGTAGACCGCTATGGGTGAGAAGCCTCGTCGGACTGGCCGCCTCGGCGGTGTTGACCTGCTAGCTCAGGAACTGGCGGACGAAGTCTATCGCCGCACGATGGAGGAGCACGCCAAAGCGAAGGGCGACAGCCCTATCGAATGCATATTCTACACGGCGCTGCGGATGGTCGCTGCGCAGGCGCACCGTTCGATCCAGGCCATCTACGGCTTAGATGAGGGTGCTGACCTTGATTACTGGGTGCGCGTCGCTGCGGTAGGCGACGGGCATAGGGGCATGTCGGCCTTCTGCTTCAGCCAAGTGCAAATTGCAGGTTGGCGCGTCGATTTCGTCATCCACTATCCAGTCTGGCGCGATGGCAATTACGTGCTCAAGCGACTGATCGTTGAGTGCGACGGCCATGATTATCACGAGCGCACGAAGGATCAGGCCGCACGAGACCGCTCCCGTGATCGGCTCGCGCAGTACGAGGGCCTGCCGGTTTTCCGGTTCACCGGCTCGGAGATCTGGAACGATCCGCAAGGCTGCGCTGACGAGGTGCTGCAGTTCATGGAAAGCGGGCCGGAGGCGCTGCCAGCATGAGCGACCGCCTACCATGGTTCCGCTGCTTTCCCTCCGCCCTGCTCGGCGCGCTGGCCGGCCTCGATGCCGATGAGGGCATCGTCTATGTCACGGCGCTGCTTCGCATCTACGAGACAGGCGCTCCGGTTGGCGAGACAGCCCGCACGTTGGGTCGCCGCACCGGTCTGACTGAGCGCAAGGCTGGCGCAGCCCTTGAGCGACTTTTCGAGGCCGGGAAGCTGATCCTGACGGCCGATGGCAAGCTCGACAGCGCCTCCACGCACGCCGAGATCGGATGGCAACGCGAGCGTCGTCAGGACCAGTCAGCCGCCGGTCGCGCGAGTGCCGCTCGCCGTCAAAAACAGTCGGGCGCAGAAAAGAACGATGCGTTCGGCAAAACGCCCGATCAAAATGACAGGCAAAAATATCAACAAAATCAACGAAACGGCGCAACGGCCGTTGAGCTGCCGTTCAACCAATTAGAAGAAGATACAGATCAGAAAGAGGACAAGCCTCTTTCTGTCGCTCGCACGGCTCGCTCGCAGTCGGACTTCCCCCCGAATGCCTTTGCGATCTGGTGGCAGCTCCAGCCGAACAAGGTCGGGAAGGATGCGGCTGAGCGTGCCTTCGCAAAGGTCCGCAAGTCCGGCCGCGTGACGTTCGCCGAGCTGATGGACGGCCTCAAGCGCTACATCGCCACGAAGCCGCCGACCCGTGACTGGTGCCATCCGACGACATGGCTGAACCAAGGACGCTGGGCCGATGAGCCCGCAGCGCCTGTCCCGATCCGCGCCATGCCGATCGGCCGCCAACCCTCCGCGCAAGAGAGCTTCCTGAACCATTCCCGCAACGCTGACCGCGAAATGAGAGGCGAAGATGTCCAAAGCCCTTTCCTCTTCGACGCCGCACCGGTCGCTGACGCGGCTGGATACGCGAACGGACATGCTCGTCCGGCGCTTCTCGAACCACTTGGAGGAAACCGCGGATTTCCGCCGCCGCGCTATCCCGGACCGACTCGCGCCCACTGACGACGAGCGGCGCGAGTTGAAAGCCAGGGTTGCCGAGATCGACAGCGGCCTCGGTCGTGCCAGCGAGGCTTCGATCCGCCGCGCGGTCGGACTGGTGAAGGGCCTGATGGCCTCTCCCGCTATTGGTGAGACAACGGTCGACGAGATCCTGAGCGGCTACGCTCTTGTGCTGGCGCCGTATCCGCAGCCGGTCATTGAGGACGTCTGCCGCCGCTACCTGGATGGACGCCTCGGCAACCGTGTCTACGCTCCCACTCCGGCTGAAATCGCTCACGAGTGCCGGGAGATGCTAGCGCCGATCTACGCCGAGCGTGCCCGGATCGCTCTGATCCTCGACGCCGAGGTCTACGAGACGCCGAGCCCGGAGCAGCAGGCCGAGGTCCAGGCCGCCTATCTGGCCTTCGTCGCTGAGACCAGTTCCCGAGCTGAGGGCGGCTTCGCTGGAGCGAAAGAGGCCGAAGGCAGTCAGGCCCACGCCGACCGCCTCTCTGCTCTCTCCACCCTCAAACAAGCCGAAGCCAAAGCGAAATCTGAACAGACGGATGGAGTGGAAGCGTGACCAACAAGCAGCGTCGAGCCCTCCGTCGCGAGAAGGCCCGCGAGCGTTCGCGGAAGAAGGCCGTCAAGCGGAGTGTGGCGGTCAACATGCAGTCGGTGCGAGCCGGCGCCTACATGGCCGCCAGGGAGCGCCAAGAGCGGTTTGAGGTCGATCCTACTCGCACGTGGTACGTCATCCGCACGCTGCCGCGCTGGGCGACGAAAGCTGCCGAGCAGATCACCGCTTCCGGCACGCCTGTGTTTGAGGCGCGCGAGGCGATCCGGCTGGTTTCCGACATCGGCAAGGTTCGGCTGGCTCTGATCCCTGTCCTGCGCCGGGTCATCTTCGTCGGCGTGCTGGATTGGCGCGAGCTGCGGCACGTGGAGAGCCATCCCGGCGTGTACGACGACGCCACGGGCTACGGCCGATCCGGCGTCGTTCAGCGTCCTGGCGGCGGTCATATGGTCATCTCGGCCGAGGACCTGCAGAACTTCGCCGACTGCATCACGGGCGTCGGTGGCGACGATGATGCGGCTCGCAAGGTGCTGTTTGAGATCGGCGGCAGCGTCCGTGTGAAGGACGGGCCGTTCGCCTCGTTCCAGGGCACGGTCGAGGAGCACGACGAGCGGACCGGCCGCACGAAGGTTGGCGTCGACATCTTCGGCCGGATCACGCCGATGTGGCTTGAGGAAAATGCTATCGAAGCGGCCTAGAACGATTGACAAAACCTATCGTTCGTGTATCTAGGCACGCAGGACACATCCGAACCGCGGCGACAGCTACGGCAGTCTGGCCCACTTCGGACCCCGGCCCACGATCAAAGGCGATCGAGGCGACAGGGTTGTTGTCTCAAAATTCCGCACTTGAGCGCCGAGCGCTCGGGCAATCAGTTCGATGCGGCCGCAGGGAGGGACCTGCTGAGAAGGCCGTAAGCCGGCCGCTACGTGCGGCGGAGTGCCGGCAGCCAGTTTCGAGTCTGGCCCGCATCGATACCCTTAGCCGGTAGCCTCTCATGCCCGAGACCATCCCGGCCGACATCACGGCGGCGATCAAGAATTTCCATTCTGCGGCCCGTAGAGAGGGCGCGCTTGGAATTGGCACCCAAGCCTCAGCCGAGGCCGAGAACGCCGCCAGCGAGGCCCGTAAGCGATTGGAACGGGCAATCAGCGCTCACCTCCGCGGCTATGCCAGATTGAAGGCTGCGATGGACGCCATCACGAGCGGGGGCGCCTGACCCGTGGACTTCGACGATCTCTCCGACGTTCACCTGGACCGTGATCCCGACGACCTCCTCCCCGAGGACTGGGACGACGACACAACCGGAGAGATCGAGCTGGCCGGCATTCGGCGCCGGGTGATGGCTGAGACTGAAGGGCGGGTGTGATGGGCTGTGCGGTCACCGGAAGCGTCACCATCCACGGCCTCGGCGGTGCGACTTGGGAATTGCCCGTTGGGGTGCTTCAGGAGGTCATCACGGTCGAGAAGGTCGTCGGCAGCGTCCGCACGATCTACCGCGGCTCCATCGGCTCGCTGATTGCCCTCGGTGTGCTGACCCCGCCGGAAGTCTGACTTGGGCGACTGGCTGAATGAGCGTCCCGCTCTCTCCGGCTTCGCCATCGGCCTCACGTCGGCCGCCACTGGCCTGATTGCGATGGCCCTTCTGTGGATCTGATCTTCACCGCCGACTGGGTCTCCGGCTTTGCCTCGGGCGTGCTGCTAAGCAGCGTCATCGCCTGCTGCCTCGCGATGAGGGCTAGCCGCTGATGCCGGATCCGAAGGCTGTCCTGACCTGGCTGATGCTGCCGAGCCTGTTTGCCGCCGGCTGGATCTGCGCAGGCTTTGACCTGATGACGGGAGCGCGGACATGAGCCTCGTCACGATCCTCCTCATCATCCTGATCATCCTCGCCTTTGGTGGTGGCGGCTTCATCGGCGATGGCGCTTACCGTGGCCCTGGGTTCGGTCTCGGCGGGATCCTGCTGCTCGTGCTCATCGTCCTGTTGGTTTCCGGGAGGCTCTGATGCACCCGACCGACACGCTCCTCTCGCTGAGCCATGCTCGCATCGCCCGTGCTGCTGCCGCTGGCCCTCGCCGAGCCACACGGCCTACGCTGAACACCGATCGCCAGCATATGGCCCGCATCGCTCAGGCTGATCCGTGGACAACCCGCCACAGCGTCGGCGCCGCCATCGTCCGCCTCAACACCCTCGCCCGTGCTGACGGCATCCTAGCCCAGCGCATCGACGCCTTGTAGGGCGGAATAAACAAACGGCAGAAATTCCATGGGCGACAATCTCACTCGCCCCGGTCCTGGTCGCCCTAAGGGCTCAGTCAACAAGACGACGGCGCTTCTCAAGGATGCGATCCTTAAGGCCGCCGAGCAGGCTGGAGGCGGCGGGGAAGAGGGGCTGGTCAACTACCTGACCGCGCAGGCCTCCGAGAGCCCCGCGGCTTTCATGTCGCTTCTCGGCAAAGTGCTTCCGATGCAAGTCACCGGAGAGGACGGCGGCCCGGTCAGGGCGACTTTCTCGTTCAAGCTTGATCGGCCAGAGCAGTCGTGAATTTCGAGTATGAGCGCCCTTGGCTGGCAGAGTACCAGCGAGAGGCGCTGTTCGGTGAGGAGCGGTACGGCGTCGTCGAGGGCTCGACGAAGTGCGGGAAGACGGCGCCCTGCCTGATCTGGCTCGCTGAGCAGTGCATGTTCGGCGGAGAAGGGCAGAACCACTGGTGGGTGGCGCCGGTCTACCCGCAGGCTGAGATCGCCTACAAGCGGATGAAGCGGGGCTTGCCCCACGACATCATCAAGACCCACGACACGGACAAGTGGATCGAACTGCCGGGCGGCCGGCGCATGTGGTTCAAGACCGCCGAGAAGCCGAACAACCTGTATGGCGAGGACGTCTACAGCGCGGTGATCGACGAGGCCAGCCGCTGCCGCGAGGAGAGCTGGCACGCCGTCCGGTCGACACTGACGGCGACCCGTGGGCCGGTTCGGATCATCGGCAACGTCAAGGGCCGCAAGAACTGGGCGTTCGCCTTGGCTCGCAAAGCCGAGGCCGGCGCCCCTGGGATGGCCTACAAGCGGATCACGGCCTACGACGCGATCCAGGCCGGCATCCTCTCGCAGGCCGAGATTGACCAAGCCCGGTCGGATCTGCCCGAGGCGGTGTTTCGGGAGCTGTACCTCGCCGAGCCGTCCGATGATGGCGGCAACCCCTTCGGCATGAAGGCCATCGCCGACTGTATCGGCCCGATGTCCGACGGCAAGCCGATCGCGTGGGGCTGGGATCTGGCGAAGTCGGTCGACTGGACGGTCGGCATCGCGCTGGACGCTGAAGGTCGCATCTGCCGGTTCGAGCGGTTCCAGAAGCCCTGGAACGATACGATGGATCGGATCGTCGAGGCGACCGGGTCCATTCCGGCCCTTGTTGACAGCACGGGTGTCGGTGACCCGATCCTAGAGATGCTGCAGAAGCGCCCCGGCTCGCGGTTCGAAGGGTTCAAGTTCACCAGCGAGTCCAAGCAGCGGATTATGGAAGGGTTGGCAGTCGCGATCCAGAAGATGGAGATCGCGATCCCCGAAGGCCCGATCCGGTCAGAGCTTGAAAACTTCGAGTACGAGTACACCCGCACGGGTGTCCGCTACACGGCTCCGGATGGCTTCCACGACGACTGCGTGTGCGCGCTGGCGCTAGCGGTCAGTCACAAAGCCCATGCCCGGCAGCCCCTGACGATCGACCCCGAGCTTCGCCGGCTCGCGAAGATGCCTCGGCGTGGAGGCTTCACGTTCAACCTCGGGACCTGAGTATGACCCGAGCCCAGCGACGCAATCGAGCCAGGACCGCCGCGCAGGTAATTGGCACGGCGCAGGATACCACGCCCGAGGCCCGCAAGCCTCTCCAAATCGCGTTAGAGCTTCGTGGGCGGGCCAAGATCGGCAAGGGGCAGGGGAAGCCCGTCGATCCCTTCGCCGCCGCTCAGCATCCGCCTGGGACGACGGGTGGCTCCAATCTGGCGATGGATGAGGCGCCTGGCGTTGGGCCTTGGGCGTCGGAACTGCTCGGCGCCTACACCGGCACCTACGGCTATTTTCCCGGGTTCGCGCAGCTCGCCATTCAGGCGCAGATCCCTGAGATCCGCCGGATGGTGGAGATCATCGCGACGGAAGCCACGCGCAAGTGGATCAAGATCCAGGGTACGGGCCAGGACAAGGCTGATCAGATCAAGGCGATTGAGGAGGCCTTCGTTGAGTTCGGGGTTCGCGACGTGTTTCGGAAGATGCTGGAATGCGACGGGTACTTCGGCCGAGGGCATATCTTCGTCGATACCGGAACGACCGATCCGGACGAACTGAAGACCCCAATCGGCAGCGGATCCGATAAGGCCAGCCAAGCCAAGGTCGGCCGAGGCAAGCTGAAGGGGTTCAAGGTCGTCGAGGCGATGTGGGCGTACCCCAACGGGTACAACGCCACGGACCCTCTGGCTGATAATTGGTACAAGCCCACGACGTGGCTGGTGCAGGGCAAGCCGGTCCACCGGACGCGGCTGCTGACCTTCGTCGGCCGTGAAGTGCCCGACCTGCTGAAGCCGGCCTATAGCTTCGGTGGCGTGTCGCTCTCGCAGCTCGTGAAGCCCACGGTCGACAACTGGCTCCGTACCCGCCAGTCCGTGTCCGACATCGTGAACGCCTTCAGCGTCATGGTGCTGTCCACCCAGATGGGCAACACGCTCGGCGTGGCAGACACCAGTGTCGCGGATCGCGTCGAGCTGTTCAACGACCTCCGCGACAATCGCGGGGTCTGGCTCCTCAACAAGGAGACGGAGGACTTCAAGAACGTCTCGGCACCGCTCGGTGGCCTTGAGGCGCTTCAGGCTCAGTCTCAGGAGCACATGGCGGCGATCCCGGGCATCCCGCTCGTGAAGTTCTTCGGGCTTCAGCCGGCGGGGCTCAACGCTTCGTCGGACGGCGAGATGCGCTCGTTCTTCGACTGGATCGCCGCCTTCGTTGAGACCGGGCGCCCGATCATCCAGAGCATGCTCGGGTTCGTCCAGCTTCACCTGTTCGGTGAGGTCGACCCGGAAATCACCTTCGCGTTCGAGCCCCTTTGGTCCATGTCGGACAAGGAGCTTGCCGAGGTCCGGAAGATCGAGGCCGATACGGCTCTGGTCTACATTGACGCTGGCGTGCTCGACAAGGACGAGGAGCGCAAGCGGCTCGCGGATGATCCAGAGTCCACCTACCACGGTCTGGACCTGAACGCGGTCGTTGAGGAGCCGGAAGGCGAGGGTGACCTTGCCGACGTGGACGAAGGCGACGATGATGCCGGCTCGGCGGTCATGAGCCTCTTCGACCGCGCATCCGAGCAGCAGCATGATCGATCTGAGCCTGGGCGAGATGCTGGAACTCGCCCGCGAGGCCGAGCTTCAGAAGCGGCTTGAGGCTGACGGCATAGCCCCGGTGGAGGGCAAGCCCGTCACAATGCCCGAGGATTTGCGTGGCAAGCTCGGTGAGGCCATTGAAGGGGAGCGGGGCGGTACTGCGCCCGATCCATCCCAGCGCCGGCCTTGAGGCCGCTTATCGCAAGCGGCTGACGGCAGCGCTGGAGGAGATGCACCGATCCATCATGTGGTGGATCAAGGCGGCTTATCGGTCGAACACGCCGCATCTGGCACAAGACGAGACGCCGGCCGAGACCCTGCGCAAGGCCATCCGCAAATTGACCCGGCGCTGGACCTCGCGCTTCAACGTGCTGGCGGACGACCTCGCCTCGTACTTCGCCCAGGCGGTAAACGAGCGCTCAGATGCAGCGCTGAAGACGGCGCTCAAGAAGGGCGGCTTCACGGTAGAGTGGACGATGACCCGCGCCCAGCGCGACGTCGTCGGCTCGGTGGTCAACGAGAACGTCGCGCTCATCAAGAGCATCCCGCAGCGCTACCTCCAGGGTGTGGAAGGTGCTGTCATGCGGTCCGTGCAGACGGGTCGCGATCTCGGGCAACTGACCAAGGATCTGCAGGAGCAGTTCGGCGTCACGAAACGGCGAGCGGCCCTGATTTCGAGAGACCAAAATAACAAGGCGACAGCGGCGCTGACGAGAGCACGCCAGTTGGAGATTGGGGTCGAGGAGGCCGTATGGCTGCACTCGCATGCCGGACGTTCCCCGCGCAAAGCCCATCAGGCGATGAACGGTAAGACCTACGACATTAAGAAGGGTATGTGGGACCCTGACGAAAAGGCTTACGTGCTGCCGGGGGAATTGATCAACTGCTTCCCCGGCGACACGCAGGTTGGCTTAAGCGGCAGCCCGGTTCGGGTTTGGCGTGCGCCGTTCGAAGGACCAATGGTCCACCTCGAAATCGGAGCCGATCTGCTCAAGGGTACACCTAATCACCCAGTACTCACCGCCCGTGGGTGGGTTGGCATAGGCGAGCTTAATCGCGGCGATAAGGTCGTCTGCGTGGCGCTCCAAAACCGGAATGTGGTTCACAACAACGTAGACAAGCGAGTAGCCACATTCGCTGAGCTTTTCGAAGCGTGGTCGGCTCCATTTGGACATGTGAGCCGAGAGGGCACTGGTTTTAACTTCTACGGCGACAGGCCCAACGGCGACGTCGATGAGGTAATTGTCGGATACGACAACCTGTTGCTCAACAGGCAGTCCCGCGGCCTTGAGGATCGCAGCGATCTCGCGCTCTCCGAAACCGATAGTGCGGTCGTCGGATTTGGTCTTAGCCGCGGTCTTCATGTTGGCTCTGCGGACTTCGCGAGCCTTGCTCACGATCAACGCCCGTCCCTCTGGACCGGCGGCGTCAAGCCGGATTTTGTTGGCATCGCTTCGGGCTCGCATGAGGCCGCGACGGTTCAGGACATCTCGGATGTTTGCGGCCGAGTGGCGGGGGAAGCCGAGCCTATCGGCAATGGCAGTAGTCCCAAGGCCGGACTCGTACAGCGGAATAATTTGGGGCGCCAAAGCCTCCCAGTCCATCCGTCTATCGGAGGCGACTCCGATCAAACGGAGCTTTTTTCCCAACTCGTCCGCAGTGCATCCGATAGCGGATGCCGCGTCTTTGAGTTTGGATCCACTCTCTACGAGTTCCGCCGCGTGACGGATAAGCGTGTCCGGGATTTTTCTGGACATGTATTCACCATGCAAACGCTGAGTGGTTACTATAGCGTTGGCGGTGCATTTGTCCAGGCGAAAAACTGCCGGTGCGTATCGCGCGCCGTGGTCAAGGGCTTCGGCTGATCGCTGCAGCCGGGCATAACTCGGCTGCAACTCCATGCTTCTCTCTGCCGACACAAAAGTCCGGCTCGCGCTGGATCGCGCCGCCGTGCAGGAGTCCTTCCGAACGAAGGACAACGACGGCCACCTTCATATCTCGGCCACGCCGATCTCAAAAAGTAATGTGTGTCCGTATTTCGGGCGGGAGATCATAAACTGGCGTGCGCTCGGCTTGGATGCCGACCGAGTTTACAAGCTCTATCGCGATCCCGAAGAGCTAGAGAAGGCCGCCAGCACCTTCTCCGGCAAGCCCCTGATGATGGGGCATTGGGAGAGTGACGCAGACAACCACGACCACCTCAACACAGTCGGTGGAACGCGGGATGTCTACTGGAAGGCGCCGTACCTGATGACGGCGCTCGATGTCTGGCCTGGGCCAGCAATCGAAAAGATTGAAAGCGAAGAAGCCGCCGAGCTTTCTGCCGCTTACCGCTATCGAGCCGACATGACGCCGGGACGAACGCCTGATGGCGAGGTCTTCGACGGAGTTATGAGGGATATCGATGGATCCCACGTAGCATTCGTGCCGCGTGGCCGAGCAGGGCGTGATGTCCGAGCCTGGGATCAAGCCCCTATTACCTTCAAGGAGTTCATAATGAACACGGCCAAGTTGTCGCCGGCCGCTGCGCAGACCCGCGGCGCTCTGGCTGTCTACCTTCGTCCCAAGCTCGCCACTGACGCGGCTATCGACTTCGACCCCGCGCTCAAGGGCGTCACCGCCAAGAACTTCAAGGCTTCGATCCCGGCCATGGTGCTCGGGGTCATGAAGGCGACCAAGGGCAAGCTCGCCCAGGACGCCGACATTGAGGACGTCGCTGAGGTGATTGAGGCGCTGGCCGAGATCCTACCGCCGGAAGCTGAAGCCGACGTGAAGGCCGCGGTTGAAGGCGCAGAAGGTGGGGAGGTCAACGACGACGCTGATGCGGCTGAAGCCTGCATTGAGATGTGCCGGAAACTCAGCCCCGAGGACCGTGAAAAGGTCATCGCTGGGTGCCAAGCCATGGGCGGTGGTGAGCAGGCCCAGGACGAGAAGGACGACGAGAAGAAGGACAAGGCCATGGACGCTGCGATGGTGCAGGCTCGCATCCGCGAGGCGACCAAGAGCATGGTCTCCAAGACCGCCATGGACGCTGAGATCGCCCGCGCCCGTGCGGACGCCATCGCGGCCACCACCGCGCACATCAACGGCATCAACGAGGCCCGCCGTCGCGTCGCTCCGTGGGTCGGCGAACTCGCCATGGACTTCGACAGCATCGAGGCCGTGGAGCGCAAGGCCTGCGACGTGCTCGGCATCGCCCACAAGGGCAAGCACCCCGACGCCCTGATGGACATCATCTCGGCTCGTCCGAAGGCCGGTGAGCGCTCCCGTGAGGCTGCGCCCCGCACTGCCATGGATGCCGCCGCTGCCAAGAGCTTCGACGAGCGCTTCGGCACTTCCCGCATCGGTCACGCCGCCTGATCGGCGCTCTGAACAGGAGACGAGACCATGAGCTTCCCCACGACTGTCAATTACGCACCGGCTCCTGCCGTTGAAGGCGACTTCTGCGACAGCAACCCGCGTTCGTCTGTCGACGCCGGCCCCATGGGTCTGGTCGTCGGCTCGGGCGGCGCTGTCATCGGCCGGTGGCACTGGGCGACTGCCCCGAACGACGGCGATGGCGCGCCTGCGTCCATCACCAACTCTGGCACGGGCGCTCCCACGGGCTTCATGCACCGTGAGCAGCAGGCGCTGATCACCACCTATCTCGCCGAGTCCGGCATGACGGTGCAGCCCGGCTTCCCGGCCACGCTCATGAAGAGCGGCGGTTTCTGGGTGAAGAACCGTGGCTCGGCGCCGACTGTCGTGAACCAGAAGGTGTTCGCCAACAACACTGATGGCAGCAGCTCGACTGGTGCCGCCGGAGCCACCGTCGCGGGCGCGACCGAAACCAAGTGGTACTGCCACTCGGTCGCCGCTGTCGGCGAACTGTTCAAGATGTCCGCGCTGCCCAACGGCTAAGCGGCAGCATAGCGGAGATATCAACATGAACCTTCAGGAAGCACGTACTCAGTTTCTCGCCGACAAGGACGCTCTCGCTGAGAAGGGCGTTCACCTCAACGGCGTCGTGATGTATGCGACGCCCGAGATGAAGCGGGACAGCACGCTCGCGATGGACGCTCAGCCGGTTCTTCAGACCGCGCCGAGCGGCGGCATCCCGGCGTTGCTCACCACGACGATCGACCCGGACGTGATCCGCGTTCGCTTCTCCCCGACCAAGGCCACCGAAATCTTCGGTGAGCAGCAGAAGGGCGATTGGCGGCAGGACACGATCGCGTTCGGCGTGGTCGAGCAGACCGGCGAGACGTCGGTGTACGGTGACTACGCCAACAACGGCTCCGTCAACGTCAACATGAACTGGCCGCAGCGTCAGCTCTTCCGCTACCAGACCATTTCACAGGTAGTTCACTAATAATCCCTTTCGTATCAATACCTTAGGGCGCCTCTCATGGCGCCCTTTCCTTTGTCTACTGATTACCACCAGCACATTATATATCAATGGGTTACAGCCGTTGACGGCTGCTACACATGCCATGACGCGCGCCATGGCCGCGCCACCGCAATCGCATCTCAGAGACTGCTATGGATCAGCTTCATGGTCGTGACGAAGGCGAGGTGCTGACCGGCGCCAAGGCCATCGCCAACAGGTTCGGGTTCACCCCTCGGCAGATCTACTATTGGGTAGGCCACGCTGGGTTCCCGGTTTTTCACATCGGAAAGATCATCTGTGCTCGGCCGGCCCACGTGCGTCGCTGGATCGCTGAGCAAGAGGCGGCAGCACGAAAGGCTGGCTGACATGGCTTATCGGGAACGGCGTGAAGTCACGCACCATGAGGCTATGCGCCTCGGAGAGAATGCAGAGGTGCGGGTAGACGTTGAGACGGAGAGCACCTTCGACTTGGTGATTTTCCGGATTTGGTCCCTCGACCATCATCTCGGTTGGCTTCCGACGAGCAACACCATCCGCCTCAAGGCCGCGCAGTTGCCCGACTTCGTGCGGCTCGGCCTGCGGGCGCACCAATCCATCCAAGCCCGGAAGCCCCGGCCATGAGCGTGCGCTACACTCTAGGCGTGGACATCGGCGCGAGCGGCGCCCTGGCCTTCTACGCCGCCGCTGAGCCCGCCATCGTCACGGTAGACGACATGCCGATGGTCGCCGGCCGGGTGGACCCGCACGCGCTCGCCCGCCGGATCCGGCAGATGGCCCCTGCCTTCGCCGTCGTGGAGCAGCAGGGACCGCGCCCGACCGATGGGTGCAAGCAGTCCTTCGGGATCGGACACGCCTATGCGGTGGTGACGACGGCGCTGGCCCTCTGCGACGTGCCAGTGCATCTCGTCACCTCTGGCACGTGGAAGAAGCATCACAAGATCTTCGGCGCGTCCGATCCAAAGGAAGCGGGTCGCGCCCTGGCCCTCCGTCTCTGGCCGCAGTGCGCCGAGACCTTCGCGTTGAAGAAGCACGACGGCCGATCCGACGCGGCCCTTATCGCCCGCTTCGGGGCTGAGACGATCCAACTCTGAAATCTGAGATCGAGGCGGAAGGTCCCGTCTCGTTGCGAGCGCGCTGGGTGGTGATGAGGACCGCCGCCCGGCGCGCGAGCGCATGTCCGCAAACCTACGGAGACATCACATGGCACGACGCCAGACACGAGTGACGATCAAGGCTGAGCCGACGTTGGACGAAGACGGCAGGGTGATCGCGCCGGCCCAGCCCGGCCGAGACGAGGGCAAGACCTACGTGTTGACGGAGATGTCCGCCAAGCAGGCCGAGAGCTGGGGTGGCCGGGCGTTGACGGCGCTCACGCACTCCGGGGCCGAGCTGCCGGACGAGATCATGACGGCAGGCATGGCAGGGTTCGCCATGATGGGGATGCAGGCCCTAGCGGGGATCAAGTTTGAGGAAATCGAGCCGCTGATGAACGAAATGTTCGAGTGCGTGCGGATCGCCCCCGACCCGAAGAACCCTGACTTGGTGCGTGACCTCGTTGAGGATGACATCGAGGAAGTCTGGACGCGCGTTAAGCTGCGGATCGCCGTGCTTGACCTTCACGTCCGCCCTTCCACGCCCGTCGCCCCCTAGACATCGGTTCGGTTGGGGACGACGGGTTGCCGGCACGATGGCGGGAGTTTGAGAACGTCTCTCGCTCTATCGCCATCGTCATGACCGAGAAGTTCGCGACCATGGGCGAGCTGGATACCATCTACGGCTCGCAGGACTTGGCCGATATGGTCGAGATCATCAGCATCAACGCGCACAACGCGCGGCTGCTACAGCCCAAACCGCGCTAGCTACAGGCCCCCACATGTTCGTGGACTTCACCCATGCCGGGCGCGCTGCGCTCGACAATGCGATCCCTCATGCGTCGGCGCACCTCGTGCCGATGCTGAAGGCCGTTCGGGATCACGGGATGGCGTTCGTCATCGCCGCGCAGTCTCGGCGCGGGTTTGCGATCCCGGAGACCGGCCCGGCCGTCGTCATCATCGGCGACGACATGGCCCGGTCCCTTGGACCGCCTGGCTTCCACCTCAAATCCGTTCGGCGGCTTCTCGGCCGGGCGAAGGTCGTCGCCGTGATGGCGGGCGCCCCGGTGGAGACGATGTACGCCCGCATGACGCGTGACGCGGTGGAGCGCCGCGCCATCGTCGTGCTGATCGAGACCACGACCGCCCATGAGGAGGAGTGGAGCGCCTACGCGGAGGACGTGAACCCCGACGCCGACCTTCACCTTGTGTCGCCGACCGTGGCGAATTTGGGGGCGCCGGCATGAAGGATACCGCCCCCTTCGGCACCGTCGAGACCGCGTGCGACTTCCTCGCCGAGATGGCGGCCGGCGTGATCGCGCACGCCTCCGTCATGCAGAGCTACGCTGAGGCCCGGTACTATCCCGGCTTGGACTACGCCACTCGGCACACCGTCGCGTTCCTGCGCGCGATGGAAGCCGCGCACGCCGAGGTGGAGCGCTCGCGCGCCGTCGTGGCCTACCGCAAAGGCGCCGAGGCTATCGGGCCGGGGCAGGGTGTCTGATGCGGGAGCGCCTAGACGATCTGCCGCCGCTCGGCGAGCCGGACGAAGACGGCCGGTGGATCCCGCCTGAGGAAGAGGCCCCGCGCGCCACGCCTTTGCTGCGAGCCACGCCCTACGTCTACCGCCCGCCGGCCGAGATCCCGATCCGGGAGTGGGTGTACGGCAAGCATCTGATCCGCAGGTTCTTGAGCACCACCGTGGCCCCCGGCGCTGTCGGGAAGTCGAGCCTCGTTCTGGTCGAGGCCATCGCCATGGTGACGGGCCGCCCCTTGCTCGGGATCCAAGTCCCGCATCGGCTCCGGGTTTGGGTCGCGAACCTTGAGGACCCGCTTGAGGAGCTAGAGCGCCGCGTCGCTGCGATCTGTCTCCACTACGGCATTGACCCGCGCGAGTTGGAAGGACGCCTGTTCCTCGACAGCGGGCGCACGGCCGAGATCATCATCGCCCGCCGCGAGCGCGACGGCGTGAAGGTGGCAGAGCCCCTTATCGCTGCCATCGTGCAGACACTGCGGGAAAACCGGATCGATCACCTGACGGTCGACCCGTTCGTCTCGTCTCACCGCGTGACGGAGAACGCCAACGATGAGATCGACATCGTGGCGAAGGCTTGGAACCGCGTCGCCGAGACGGCCGGCGTGTCGATCGAACTCGTCCACCACGTCCGCAAAGGGCAGGGCGGGGCAGGGGAGTTCACGGTAGAGGACGGCCGCGGTGCCGGTGCCCTACTCGCCGCCGCTCGCTCGGCCCGCGTGCTCAACCCCATGACCAAGGACGAGGCCGCCAGGGCCGGGTTGCCGTCGCATCGGGGCTACTTCCGGACGGACAACGGCAAGGCCAATCTCGCGCCGCCGCCCGACCGCTCGGAATGGTTTCATCTCACCTCCGTCTCACTCGGCAACGGGCCGGCTGGGCTCGTGGATGCCAGCGACCACGTAGCCGTCGTGGAACCCTGGACATGGCCGGATGCCTTCGACGGGATCAGCCTCAACGATCTGATGACGGCTCAAACCGCCGTAGCCGAGGGCGGTCCGTGGCGTGCCAGCCCGCAGTCGCCGGCATGGGTCGGCAGGCCGATAGCCCGCGCCTTGAGGATGGACCCCGACGATAAGGGAGACCGCCAGCGCGTCAGCCGCTTGCTCAAGACGTGGATGGAGACCGGCATGTTCGTGACGGTCGAAGCACAGGACGAGGCCCGTAAAGTCCGGCAGTTCGTGGAGGTAGGAACCCGCGCCAGTGCGACACCGGACTGAGGGGCCGGATCTGCTCCACCACCACTACTCCCCCCTATAAGGGGGTGGAGCAAGTGGCGCAGTGGCGCAAAGATCCTCAAGCGCTCCACTGCACCACCTTGCGACGCTCCACCATTCTCAGGTGGCGCAAGTCTCTGATCCGCCGGTATGGCGCTACCACATAGGGCAAACGGCGAGGCTTTGGCGCATAGGTTCCGGCTATGGATCTGAGTGCGGACGATAGACAGCGGCACACAGGGGGACGTGTCGTCTGAAGGGGATTGGGGGACGTGTGGTCACGCGGACGCCGCCTCTGGATTTTTCCCGGCCGTTGGCGAAGCCAAACGCGGTCACGCGGGAACCCACGCTTGACATCGCCGTGGCGCTCTTTACAACTTGCTCAACGAACGTAGAGCATTTCGTAAAGGCACAGCGATGGCGACCGGATCCTTCGTCACCTACGCGCGAGTTTCGACGGCGAAGCAGGGCCGCTCCGGTCTCGGCCTCGACGCTCAGCGCGCCGCTGTCACGGCCTATCTGAACGGCGGCAAGTGGAGCGTCGTCGGCGAGTTCGTGGAGATCGAGAGCGGCAAGCGCGCCGACCGTCCCGAACTGGCGAAGGCCATCGCCGCTTGCCGGCTGTACGGCGCCAAGCTCGTTGTTGCGAAGCTCGACCGGCTCAGCCGCGATCCCGGCTTCCTGCGGGACCTTGAGCGCAGCGGTATCGACTTCGTTGCGGCCGACATGCCCGACGCCAACCGGCTGACGGTAGGCGTGATGGCCCTTGTCGCCGAGCAAGAGCGGGAAGCCATCTCGGCCCGCACCAAGGCTGCCCTACAGGCTGCCAAGGCCCGCGGGACCAAGCTCGGGGGCTTCCGGGGCTACACCCTCACCGAAGCCGACCACGCCGCCGCCAAGGCTGGCAGGGAGGCTCGCACACAGGTCCAGGCCGACCGCATCGGGGCGACCGTGGCCGAGATCAGGGCCGCCGGCATCACGTCGGCCAATGGCATCGCCAAGGCTCTCAACGAACGCGGCATCCCGACTGCTAAGGGCGGTCAGTGGCAGGCCGTACAGGTCCAGCGGGTGCTGTCCCGCCTGGAAGCATAGGGGCATCCATTCCGGGTGCCTCGACACAGAGGACACCCACATGGCTCCCACCACCAACTACCAGAACACCATCGGCACGTCGGGCACCTACACGGTCGCCGTCACGCAGCGCGCGGGCACCATCAACGAGGAACAACACCTCGGCTACGTCTACGCCGTCACCATCACGTCGGGCGGCGCCACCACCGAAGTCATCACCGTGCCGGCCCTGCCCGAGGGCTGCGTCCGCGCCAACACCGCTGGCCTCGCTGTCCTGCGCGCCCTCAAGACCGTGCAGGGGAGCTGAGCGCCGTGGGCGCCGTCGTCAGTCTCCACCCTGTCGTGACGGTCTCGGAGCGGTTCACCCACCTTGAGACCTATGACCGGCTCGGCAGGCACGAACTGATCCTCGCCCGGTCCGAGATCGGCGGCGGCCCCGCACTGTCGGTGCTGCTACTCCTGAACGAGCCGGACGGCGACGGGTTTGAGATCCTGTCATCCGTCCGCGAGCAACCCGGCGTGCGCGAGGCGCTAGCCATCGTGGCGCGGGCCGTCTCGCTCGCTGCGCTCCACCTGTTGCCGGACGATCCGCTGTAGCCGGCGAGCCTCGTCAGCATAGCCTCAGATTTGGCCGCTGACGGCCGCTGACGCTCGACCGCTGTCCTGTAGCCAAAATCCGCCCACGCCAGTCCTGAGCCATCCTAGGCGCAGGGATCGGCATTCTGCGAGCCATCATGCCCAAAGCACGCGCGGCCGTCTCGCGGTCGGCCATGACGAACGGCCGCCGCCTTCACCTGATCCGCCCGTCCGGTTGGACTGCCGAGGGGCGGCGCTTTCAAGACCTCGTTGAGGCCCTGACGGAGGAACGCGGCGGCGCTGCGGCCCTCGATGTCGCCCGGCAGGAAGCGATCCGCATGTACGCGCTGCTCAGCGTCGAGCGGAGCCGGATTGAGGTGGACATGGCCTCCGGCAGGCCCGTGGACGCGGAGCACTACGGGCGACTGTGCGACCGCGCCGACCGTCAGTATCGCCGCATGGGGCCGCCCCTGCCGCGCACCAAGCAATCGCTTAGGGATCAACTATTGCAAAGAGCAGGTAAGGCATGAAAATCATATGCTCCATGCGAGAAGCATTGGAAGATGATAGACTACTTGGCACTGTTCTTCCAGGGGAAAGCTGGCGGAACTGGCGTATTCTTCTGATCGCCAGCCGGGGCGAGCCGCTGACGGCAGAGGAACGGGAGGTGTTCACCCGCCTGACGACCCGCGAGCGCGAGCCGGAGGAAGCGTGCGACGAAGTTTGGTCCGTAGTCGGGCGCGGTGGCGGCAAGTCGGCGGCCATGAGCGCGGCGGCTGCGTACTATGCCGGGTGCGTGGACCATACCGGCAAGTTCAAGCCGGGGCAGCGACTGCGCATTCCGGTGATGGCGACGGCGAAAGAGACGGCGGCCGAGTGCCTGAACTACCTCAAGGGCATCTTTACCGAGATCGAGTTCTTCGCCGAGCTTGTCGAGTATGAGATGAACGGCCGGAAGCGGAGTGAGCCCCGCATCACGGAAAGCAAGATCAGCCTCGTCAACTCGGTGGACATCCTCGTCACGGCGGCCAACTTCAAGACGGTGCGCGGCGCGACGCTGATCGCCGCCTTGTTCGATGAGCTGGCCTTCTGGGCGCTGGACGGGCAGGCCAATCCGGATCGAGAGATCGCCCGCGCGACACGCCCCGGTCTCGGCCGCTACGGCGACGGCGTGTTGCTCGTCATGTCCAGCCCCTACGCCAAGAAGGGGCTCTTATTCGAGACGTACAAGAAGCATTTCCGGCCGGACGGCGATCCGCGCGTGCTCGTCGTCCAGGCGCCGACGCTGGAGATGAACAACAACCCGGATCTGCGCCGGAAGATTGAGCGCGAATATGCCGACGATCCCGAGTCGGCGCGGGCCGAGTACGGCGCGGAGTTCCGGGAAGGCGTCTCGGACTTCGTGAGCCGTGAAGTCGTGGATCAGTGTACGGACTTCGGTGTCCGTCAGCGAGAACCTGACCCGAACGTCCAGTACACGGCCTTTATCGATCCATCCGGCGGCACCGGCAAGGACAGCATGACGCTTGCTGTTGCGCATCGGGAGAAGGACGGCTCCGTTATTTTGGACCTCGTTGACGGAGTGAAGCCGCCGTACTCCCCCGATGCCGTCTGCCAGCAGTTCGCCGCGACGCTCAAGCCGTTCCGGATCTACGAAGTCACGGGCGACAACTTCGCAGCCGAGTGGCCCAAAGAGCTAATCCGCAAGTACGGCATCACCTACGTTCAGTGTCCGAAACCGAAGGCGGCGCTGTACTCCGAGTTTTTGCCGGCCCTGAACAGCGGCAAGGTGCGCTTGCTCGAACACGACAAGATGCGCAACGAATTGCTGAACCTTGAGCGCCGGACCAATTTCGGCGGAAAAGACAGCATTGACCATCCGGCAAACGGTCACGACGATTACATTAATGCCGTTGCCGGTGTAGTATGGGCGGAGAGCAATGCATCCAAGCCCATCGTCATCTCGCCAGAGCTTCGAGAACTGGCGAAGACGCCGAACAGACGCACGCAGAGAGACGCCTTCAACTTCGTCATGGGCTACGGCCCCGGCCGACGCTTCTAAAGGAGACGCACAATGGCTTTGATGAAACGCACCCGCGCTACCGCGCTAGACCGCGACCCCCTGGACCGCGATAAGCTCGACAACTTGATGCTGTTCCTGAAGGACCGGCTCAGCCCCGACGACTTCGCTAAGTTCACCGACCTGATTGACGATCTGCAGGACGATGCAGAGGCTGCGAACCCCTCTCGTGAGATGGCGACGGACGCCCTGCCGGCTTCGATCCGCCGCGCGGTCCGCCGCGAGATGCGGAGTGCCCGCCTCCGCCTCTCGGGCGGCTCGTCCCTCGCGCAGGACGCGGCGCGCATCAGCTCGTTCGAAGAGCGCTATCCGGGCGCCGCGAGGATTAAGGGCGACCCGATGCCGGGCGCTATGTACACGGCCCGCCGACCGGATCCGGTTCTGTCGCAGCCTGAGGCCCGCGCAGCGAGGGAAGCGAGCGCGGCTCGCATCTCTGCAATGATGGGCGGCCGCATCATCAAGGACGCTGAGTGATGGTCGGGCCCCGCCGGCAGGAAGCCGTCATCTCGGCTTCCGAGCCTTCGCTTCGTTCTCCGGAGCGCCAAGCCCTCGCCGAAGCCATCGCCAAGGCTGAGGAGCACAACAAGGGTCTCGCCGCGTGCCGCGCCGCGATCCAGGCCGCCGAGGGGATGGAGGCGACCGCGGAGGCCGCCCTCCGAGATGCCCAAGCCGAAGTCGAACAGGCTAAAGCAAGCCGTGCCGCTGAGATCACGGCTGCGGCTGCGGCCGGGCAGTCCGTCCCGTCGAGCGATCGTCAGCGTCTTGCCCGCCAGCGCGAAGTGGAGGCGCAGGACGAACTAGAGGCCGTGCGATCCTCGCTTGAGGCCGTGCGGGCGCCGCTAAGTGACTGGGAATACTGGGCGCAAAATTGCGCTGAGAAGGTCCGCAAGGCTGCGGCCGATGTTGCTACTGCTCAGGTCCCGGAAGCGATTGCGGTAGCGCTCAGGGCGATCAAGAACGCCGAGGTTTGCGTCCGCTCGGCCTATGCGGCGCATAGCGCGGTAACCGATGTCGCGGGCGGCCAGGATCAGGCCATGTCGGCGCGCATCAACGCTCTGCTCAACTTCGTGCCGGGCACCTGGGACTATCGCAATCCCAGCCGCGGGGACGGTCCCGAGTGGAACAGGGCTGTCGCAGCCTTGCTGACGGATCCCGACGCGCCCCTGCCGGCCGTGCGCGAGGTAGCGGACATGGTTCCCGGCGAGCCCGGTCCCGGCATCACCGGCCCGCGGCGCGTCGCCTGATCCCGCGCGATCACCGGCCCCTCTGAAGCAGCGGGCGCCGGCCGCGCGGCTAGTGCGGGGGCTTCTCGGCTTCACCCCGCATGGCGCCAAGCCAGTGAGTGGCGTTCCTCAAGTAACCGCTAGCAGGCGGGGCCGGGCTCATCCGGTTCGGCGACCCGCTCAAGATCGCCCTCGGCGCAGACCTCCCGCTGTGCCGGGGGCACTTCCTATCGGAGATCCACATGAGCAGCGGCGCAGGCAATTCGGGGAACGACGCCCCGGTCGGGCAGATGACTGTCCGCGATCCCAATTCGGAAGTGAACCGCGACTTTTTCCAGTCTCGCCAGCAATTCGGCGAGCGCCGGTTTCACTTCATGGCGAAGATCGTCAAGGTCAAGAATAAGAATAGCTTAACTCAACCTTGCACCGTCGATATTCAGCCGATCGTGAAGCAACTGGATGGGAGCGGCAAGGCTACCTCTCACGGGATCATCTACAACGTCCCCGTTCCGAGAAACCAGTCCGGCGATAGTGTGATCGTCAATGACCCAAGTGTCGGAGATGTAGGCAATTTCTCGATTTTGGACCGTGATCACAAATCAGCCCAAGCCAACGATTGGGCCGAAAGCAATCCTGGCAGCCAGCGCCGCAACAGCATGTCCGATGCGGTGTTCCACGGCACGCTTCCGCGCAAGGCGCAGGAAGTGAAGCAGTACGTCCGCATGGACGAGAACGGCGTCGATATCCGGCAGCGTGACGGACACACCTTCGCGATGACCAAGGACGGCTTCAATCTCAACGGCGTGAAGATCGACAAGGACGGCAACTTCACTGCTCCGGGCAAGGTGGTGGCAGGGCAGGGGACCGCCGATGAAGTCTCCCTGCAAAGCCATCTGCACGGCAGCGGGCCGGCGCCGACGCCAGGGAGCTAAAGCATGGCCTTCGCCGCGAAGTTCATCAACGTCACCATAGAGCTGCAAAATCCTGGCTCGCAAGGCGGGGTCAACAAAGCGACCATCAAGAACCATCGTGTCGCCGTTGCCGTCGAACAGAACGGCAGTCCGGACATGGGCAAGGCCACGTGCAGTATCTATGGCCTTAGCCTCTCGCTAATGAACCAATTAACGCAGCTTCCATTCATGGCAGAGGCTGTCGGCAACAACAAAATCATGATTGAGGCCGGCGAGGGCAACGGCGTCCCGAAAAAGGTCTACTCGGGGACGATCTTCGCGGCGTTCGCCGACATTCGCGCTCCTATTGGCGCCTTGCGGGTGGATGCGCTCGGCGGATACTACAATGCCGTCGCTCCGGCGACGCCGACAAGCAAAGAGGGGGACGCGGATGTCGCAACCCTCCTCGGCCAGATCGCCAAGCAAGGGCAACTCACCCTCGAAAATAACAACGTGTCGTGCGTCGTGAGAGATCCTTATTTGCCAGGCTCTAATCGCCAGCAAATCAAGCATCTCGCCGAGTCGGCCGGCATCAATTGGCTAATTGAAGACGATAAGCTCGCGATTTGGCCGAAGAACGGTAGCCGGAATGGCGACGCCGTGAAGGTAAGCAAGCTGACCGGTATGGTTGGCTATCCGCGCTACACGGCTAGCGGGATTGAAGTCGTCGCGACGTGGAACCCGAACCTGCGATATGGCGGAAGTATTCAGGTCGAAAGCGAATTAACCCCGGCCTGCGGTACGTGGTACATCGTGAACATTGCGCATGAACTTGAAAGTGAGACGCCGAATGGAAGGTGGTTCACGATCCTTACCTGCACGAGATTGAAGACTTAGAGGTACAAGATGGCTACGGTTCTGGATACTCTTGTCGTACAACTTGGCCTCGACCCTAAGGCTTTCGTCAAGGGTACACAGCAGACCACGGGTGCGCTCGCCAAGACCCGTGAGGGGGCGCTCAAGGAAGGCAAGCAGATCGAGCGCTCGCTGGACAACGCCAGCGAGTCCGTCGAGCGCCTTGCCCGCAACGCCTTGAAACTGGCAGCGATTTTCACCGGCGGGCGAGCCCTCGGAACATTCATAACCGATATCGGCCGGGCGGACGCCGCTATGGGCCGGATGGCTGACCGCCTGGGCGTAGCGCCCGAACGGGTCGCGGCCTTCGACAACGCCATCAAGCGGATGGGAGGCTCGGCCGGCGAGGGCGCCGCCGCCTTCCAGCGCATGTCGGATACCGTCAACGAATTGCGATCGACAGGAAATTCCTCGGCCCTGCCGGCGCTCGCCAAGCTACAGGCCATGTCCGGCCAGCAAATCCGGTTGAACGGCGAGACGGAGGAGTCGCTAGGCGACCTCGCCGAAGCCGCCAAGCGGGCCTCTGAGCGCGTCGGCGCCGCGCGGGCCAGCTTTGAGCTTCGGAGCGCCGGCTATAGCGATGCCGCGATCAATCAGCTTCTCAAGGGCCGTGCCGAGCTACAGAAGGCCCTGGCGCAGTCACAGCGATCCGGCCTCGTGTCGAAGGCCGACGCCGACGCCGCCCGCGCGCCCTCGGGGCTCAGTATGAGGATCTGTCCGACAAGGTGGCGGACTTCGGCCGGCGGATCAGCACGGCGCTGACGCCGATCCTCACCGACCTGATGAAGCGGTTCGGCGACTGGATCGACAAGAACAAAGAATGGCTCGCGCAGGACATTGCGACGGAGGTCGGCAAGTTCGCGACCGAGCTGCGCAAGATCCCCTGGGATGACGTAGCCAAGGGGATCAAGGAGTTCGTCAAGGGCGCGAACGACGGCGCGCAGGCGGTCGGCGGCTGGACCCGTGTCGCGGAGATTTTCTTCGGGCTCTGGATCGGCAGTAAGGTGGTGGGGGTTCTCGCCAGCATCGCCGCGATCCGGAACGCCCTCGTCATCGGCGACACGTCGTTGCTCGCGGCCATGGCGCGCGTCGGCATTCCGGTCGCAATCGGCGCCGTCGCGATGGGCCACGGTTTCCAGACGCCAGAACAGGCCGCGAAAGACCCGGATCAGGCTCTGCTTCAGCGCGAGGGTATCGACCGCCGGGCGCGGGTGCGCGGGTGGCTCGGAGACAGGTACGATGACGTGCGGCGGTTTGGGCGCCGTCTACTCGGCGGCGGTAGCGCGGAGGCCGGCGAGGACGACCGTCACTCCGATGGCATTCGTCGGCGCGGTCGCCGGGCAGCTCAGAATTATGATGGGAGCGGTGCGACGCCTCCCCGGGGTGATGGTAGCGGCAATGCCCGTGCGGCTCGCACTGCTGACATGATGCGGTATGCGATGGATCAGCTAAAGCGCGAGGGTGTGCCGGAAGCGCATCTGCGGCAGTCGGCGGCGCACCTCGTCGGACAAGCGACGATGGAGTCGGGACTAGACCCGAACAAGACCCATGATCCCGATGCCAGTGGCCGTCCGACCGGCTATGGCATCTATGGCGCGCGACTGGTTCGGCGCGACCGGATGCTGCGCTGGCTGGAAAAGAACGGCTACGCGAAGAACTCTGCGGAAGGCCAGATGCGGTACATGTCGCATGAAGCCATGAACGATAAGACCTACGCAAGAACCCGCAGCATTCTGATGGGGGGCGGATCCGGTAATATCGACGCGGACACCGACACCATCACGAAAAACTTTGAGAGCCCGAAGTTCGTCAACCGTCGTTCCGGTGCCGTTCGGAATGCCCTGCGGACTGGGGCCTCGCCAGAGCCGCAGCGCGAGAAGGACATTAAGACGATCCAAGACACGGTTTCCGGCGCCCGCAAGCCTGAAGTTCTGGCGGATCCCAAGGACGAACGCCGCAAGCCGATGGCCTCGCTATTCTACGGCGACACCCCGCCTGGCGTGCAGGCGGGTGCGCGATCCGCAGTCGCGCAACAGCAGAGTGCCCTGGCGGATCGAGCTGCCGTCACTCAGAACGACAACCGGAGCACAAGCACCTCCACGCAGGAAGCTCACTTCCACGGCGACATGGTGTTTCAGAACGCCGGGGACAGTCGCGAGATCGCCAGCAACCTGCGGGCGCGCTTGAAGGAGCCGCAGTTCGTCTCGGCGGCAAATACCGGACAGGCGTAGGCGACTAGCGGGCTCCGAACGTGTCGGGGAAGCTTTTAAGCACTCTAGCGCAGAGGGCTTTGCGGCCTTCCTCGGCCTCGCGGGCGTCAAAGACCTTGATCCCCGCAGATAGCCCAGCCTCAAGGCTCGCTTTGGTCATCTGAGTGGCACACTCTCGGGCTTGCTGAATGTAGGCTTCGGGGTAGTGCTCGAACCCGCACTGGAACTGAGCGCGGCTGAGGAAGCCATGCGTCTTAAGAAATTTCGGGCAGTCGGCGGCCTGCGCCGAGACGGACGTGGCGATGATCGCGGCGGCGAGGGTGTAGCGCATCCGGGCAACATATACCCCCGGTTGAGACTGTCGAGATGACGCGCAGCACGAAACCCCCTGCGCCTTGCCGGGCGAGGGGTGTTCGTGTCATGCTGTGGATGGAGCTTCGCAACTCCCGAGATGGACCCTTGCCGGGGTTGGCATCTCAGTCCGTGAAAGGCGTGCGCTACGGCTTGCCGGCCGAAGTGTCGCCTCTAAAAACCGCGCTCACACCGTGAGCCGCGACCGGCTCACTATGCCGGGAGTGCCACGGTTATACAAGAGCCTTCGGGTGAAGGCCGTGGCGCACGTTCTCACGGGCGTGTTGCGAAGCTCCTGGCGCCAGCGCCGACCGCTGGCATGGGTGGACCCCTTCGCAAGGGAAAGCCCCCGGCCTTCGCAAGCCGGTTCTAGACCGTGAGCAACGAACTTATGTCATTCCACGACCACCGCACGCCGCGCATCGCGGCTGTGCTTCCGACTGCCAAGCGGCAGTACGGACCCGTCACGCTCGCCATCCGAGCGATGCGCGCCGCCTACGGCATCAATGCCAAGGCCCCGGCCCGTCGAGCCGGCCCCGTCACCGAAGCCATCCGCACCATGCGGGCCGCCGTGCCGGACTTCGATGCCAACCCCGACCTCATTGCCCTGCGCCGGGCGCTCGCTAATCGGATCGAGACGGACATTGCCGCGCTCGACATGCTGGGCGGGGATCCGGACCTTGAGTCGGATTTTGTCATGGAGGAGTGCGCCGCCAACGGCACGCTCTACCTGCGCGGCAGATCCTCGGACGACGAGCCGAGCTTGTGCGGCGCAGGTACTCACGAAGGCGGCGTGCTCGGCGGTCTGACGCCATCGCAGGGCGGTGACGACCGTGAGGACGAGAACGAGCACGGCGGCGACGTTCAGGACGAACCGCACGATCCCGAGGAGGACGGCGACGTTCATGAGATCGGCACGGCGGTCGCGGGTTTCGACGGGACCAACTATCTGCGCACAAGCCTGAACCGTCGCGTCAGCGTCATTCCGCGCGGCGTCGTGATCGTTGGACCGGACGGCGCGGGTTACACCGTGTCGCGGGTGGCGCGATGACCGCCTCCACCCGTCGCGCCGCGCTCGGCGCCATCCTCGCGGCTCCGCTGGCATCCGTGCCCGCCGTCGCCGCTCCCGAACGAGCGGACTATCGCGCTCGGCTACTCGCCGCCTATGCGGACGACAGAGCTTGCCGTCCGATCAACTGCGTCGCTGAGATGGGCTCTTTTGAGGATGAGGTTTGCGATCACATCCTTTTGCACTCATGGGCCGTGCAGACGGAGGTAGCGACACTGCCGCCGCCAGCCACTCTCGAGGGATTGGCGCTCGCCGCGATAGCGACGGCGCTCGCTTGGGAAGGGGAGGATCCGAAGTCTGAGTCGAAGGACGCCTGCGCCATCGGTTTGATCCGTGCCGTTCTGGCGTTCACTGGCGCCACCATGCCGGCAGGCTTCATCGGCTTTGCTGATGAGCCGGATCACATGGCGCGCGACAAAGCCGTTCATGATGAACGGCCTGGACGCCTCGCGGCGTGGGCGGTTGCGAAAGCGCAGGTGCAGTCATGCGCCTGATCTATTCCTTCCTCGCCGTCTGGCAGATCCGGCTTGCCCGGTTCGACATCGCCCGATCCGAACGCCTTACCGACGATGCGCAGGAAGCCTTCGCCAAGGCCGGCGAGCGAGCACGTCTCGCAGACCGTCTCATGGTTCGGGCGGGCCTGCCCGTCATCTTCGGACGCTGATACCCGGCCCGGCCGCTCGCGCGGTCGGAATTGTCGCCAAGTTGGCGGCATATGCCCCGAGCCCGGCCGGGCCTCACGACAGCCCTCGGCGCAATTCCGTGCCGGGGGCATCTTCGTGAGGATGCCACCATGACACAGACCATGCCGGTCCTGGCGGTCCACGACGGACGCCCGATGGCCGATAGCCGCGACGTAGCAGCTACGTTCGGGAAAGAGCACAAGCACGTGTTGGAAGCCTATCGGAACTGCCATTGCAGCGCCGGCTTCCGGGAGACGAATTTTCGACCGTTCAAAATCAAGGACTTAACCGGCGAGAGCACCAGCCACGTCCTGATGACGAAGAATGGCTTTGCCTTCCTCGTGCTCGGCTTCACGGGCGCAGCGGCGGCGGTGTTCAAGGAGGCATACGTTGAGCGCTTCGACGCGATGGAAGCGGAGCTGCGTCGCCAGTCTGGTCCGGTTGTGCCTCAGAGCCTGCCAGAAGCTCTCAGGCTGGCGGCGGACCTCGCTGAGCAGGTAGCCACGCAAAAGGCCGAGATCGCCGTCCTGGCGCCCCGTAGCGAGGCCCTGGCGGTCATCTCTGACGCGGACGGCTCGCTGTGCGTGACCGACGCTGCAAAGGCCCTACAGATGCCGCCGGGCGAGCTGTGGGCCTACCTGCTCAGCGCGCAGTGGATCTACCGCCGGGAGAAGGACGGGCACCCCGTCGCCTACCAGTCCAAGCTGACGGCCGGCTACCTTGAGCACAAGGTGGTCCCGATCCCGACCGCCCCCGGTAAGACCTGGGCTCGGCAACAGGTCCGCATCACGCCGAAGGGCCTAACCGCCCTCGCGCAGCGGATCCCCCTCGACCGGCCGGGCGGATTGTTCGGCCGCCTCGCCGCGCCCGCCAGCGCCTAACCGCAACAGCCCGGCCGTGGCTGGCGGCCGGGCGCACTAGGAGATCAGACATGGCAAGCGTCCGACTGAGGCGGTGCAAGGGCAAGAAGGGGGCGATGGTTGAGGTTTGGGTCGTGGAGTGGACCGACGCCAAGCGCAAGCGGCATCGCCATACCCCAAGGCCCAACACCAAGGCCGCCGCCGACAAACTCGCGCGTAAGCTCGAAAAGGATCCGCACCTTTCGAATAGATTTCTACCGATCACCGTCAAAGACGTTTGCATGAATTGGCTTCGCCATATTGAGCAACGTTATGAGGACGGGGACAACATGTCTATGGAAAAACTCCGGCAAAATTGGAGCATCGTTTTCAAAAACATCATTCCATATCTGGGCGATCTTAAGGCGGCCGATCTGTCGCCAATCCATGTGCAAGAATTTTCCGACATGATGAGAGACAAAAGACGTGGAGCCAAGTCTCCAATCGTAATCAGGAACACAATCAGCGTACTTGGTCGCGCCCTTACCGAAGCGCAGCGGCTTGAGATTATCCCTCGCAACGTCGTTAAGGACGTGCCGCCACATATGCCGAAGATACCGAAGGCTTCGATCGAAGTTCCGGACCGATCTGACCTGCGCCAGTTGCTAAACAATGCGGACGGCGCAATCGGCCTTATGGTCCGCATAGCTATCTTCACGGGCTTGAGAGTGGGAGAAATCCGCGCGCTGATGTGGCCACAAATTGATTTTGAGAAAAACTTGATCCACGTCAAACATTCTGCGACGCCTAGAGGAAAGATCAAAACTCCGAAAACAAAGGCTGGAAATCGAACTGTCCCAATACCGCCGATGCTGACCTCTGAACTCCGTAAATGGAAGATTGCCAATATCTCAAATCGAATGGGCTTTCTGTTCCCCAACTCAAGATGCCCAGCAGAATTGGCGATAAGCCAAACACAGGTTCAGAATTTGTGGCGAAGGCTTAAAGTTAAGAGCGAGGTTAAGCCAATTCATTTCCATGCCTTGCGGCACGCAGCGGCCAGCTTGTTCATCGAAACAGGTCTCTCTCCGCAGAGACTAAAGGTCCTTATGGGGCACGCAAATATCAACATGACTTTCGATACCTACGGCTATCTCTTCCCGGACGACGGTGCGGCACACATTGCTAGTACGCAAGTGGAGACCACTCTACTGAACGGGGTGCTGTGAGATGGCTAGCGTTCGCAAAAGAACCTGGACTGGGCCGGACGGGAAACCCTGTGAGACCTGGACCGTGGAGTTCACCGACTCTGATGGTCGCCGTCGCCGTGAGACACCTAAGAGCGGTCTCAAGAAGGATGCCGAGGCAATCCGCAAGCGGATTGAGCGGGAGATGGACGACGGGACGTTCGTGGCCGCCTCGCAAACCGTGACGGTGGCCGCGCTTTGTGACCGCTATCGCGAGCATGTGGAGGCCAAGCTCCGTGACGGTCGAATTGGTCCCGCTCGTATCATCCAGCTCGACTACCATTTCAAATCCATCAAGAAACATCTCGGATCCGTTCTGGCGACCGATTTGACCCCTGACATGATTGACCGGGCCTATGTAGCCCTTGTGAAAGACGACGGATTGGTGCCGACAACCGCTAAGCATCGGCTCTATACCCTGAAAATGATGCAGGACTTTGCCGTCAAGAAGGGGCTTATGGTGAAGCTCCCGGCCGATGCCGCGCTCAAGGAATTGCGGGGCATCGAACGGAAGCCCATCCGAACCTTCAGTCGGGACGACGCGGTATTGCTCATAAAGACCGCCTCGGTCCGCCGACCAGGAGGACGGCCGTACAATGCGGCTCTACTGGAATGCCTTGTCAACCTTGCCGCGTTCTGCGGGCTTCGGTACGGGGAGATTATTGGTCTCACGCGCGCGAACGTGGATTTGACGGGGCGCATGATCCATGTGCGTCAGAGCTTCTGTCGCTATACGGTGAAACTGAAGGGACCAAAGACAGCGGCGGGCGTGCGGGATGTCCCGATGCCTATGCATGTCGTCGCTCTTGTGCGGCGTTGGATTGAAACCTACTCTGTTCCGAACAGCCTCGACCTCGTGTTCACCATTGCTGAAGGGAAGTGGCTGGAGCAATCCAATTTCCGCAACAACATGTGGCTCCCGTTGCTGAAGCGCGCAGGGCTTGAGCACAGCGATGCGCTGCACTTCCACAGCCTTCGGCACTTCGCGGCGTCGTGGATGATCGAGTGCGGCATGCCGCTCACCGATGTGGCGCGGATCATGGGGCACAGCAAATTCGACATGACGTTGCAGGTTTACGCGCACCCAGTGCATTCGCCGGCTCATGCGCGCGAAGCGATTGATCGCATGGCGGATCGGTTCCTAGCGCTGCCGAAGACCATCGAACTGCCGGTAGCGGCGCCACAGATTGAAGCCTAGGCGCGCCATGAGCGCGCCATGGCAAAAAATGCCACGCTAAATCAGAGGGTTAGTGGGTGTAAATTTACCAGACCATCTCTGAGTACGGGGAGCTTGAGGTTGAGCGTGCCGGTCTCGCCGGCATCAACCTGGTCGCCGAAAAGGACAACGCTGCCGCGACCGTGATGGGTCGTCTTGAGAACACCGTGTCGTTCTACGGCGTGGCTGGGCTCCAGAATTACGGCTTCACTAACGACCCGTCGCTGTATGCCGTTCTGACCCCGGCGACGAAGGCTGCCGGCGGCACGACTTGGTTCACCACGGGCGGCGCCCCGAACGCCACGGCCAACGAGGTCTACAACGACTTCCTGTCCATGTTCGCGCAGCTCGTGAACCAGACTGCCGGCCTCGTCGAGGCTACCGATCGCTTGGTTTGGGCGCTCCCGCCGCAGCAGGCCGTCGCGCTGGGCTTCATCAACCAGTACAACGTGAAGGTTCGTGAAGCCATTCAGGCCGAGTTCCCGAGCCTGCGCATCGTGACCGCCGTCCAGTACGGCAAGCAGAGCGCGCAGAGCCCGATGGGCCTGTCGGCCGGCAACATGACCCAGCTCTTCGCCGAGACGATTGACGGTCAGGAGACGGGCTTCAACGCCTACGCCGAGAAGATGCGCTCGCACAACGTCGTCACCGACCTGTCGAGCTACAAGAAGAAGTGGTCGGGCGCGACCTGGGGTGCCGTGATCAAGGTCCCCTATGCCATCGTCGGCATGGTGGGCATCTGATATGGCGCAGCCCCAGCACAACCCCCTGCCGCGCCAGGGTATCGCGCCGACGAACACTATCACCACGGCTCGCGAGGTGGTCTCGGTCGCCTGCAAGATGCCGAACGGGATCATCCTGCGGACCTTCGTGCCGCGGACTGAGAGCGAACTCGTTCTCGGCGGCGGTTCCCGTGAGGTGACCGTCTATCGGGAGACCGAGGATCAGATCGTGATCGGCGGAACCGCCGCGCGTATCGGTGATCCTCGCCCCCCGATCCTGGTTGAGGGCGGGTATCGCATCACGCAGAACGTCCCGAAGAGCCTATGGGATGCGTGGTACGCTGCGAACAAGCACTCGGATCTGGTCAAGAACCGTCTGATCTACGCCAGCGAGAAGCGCGAGGACGCCGAGGCATTCTCCCGCGAGCACGAGAGTGTCGTGACCGGGCTGGAGGGGATTGATCCCGCCAACCCCGGCAAGCGCGTCCGCGGCATCGTCCCGGGCGATAAGCCCAAGTAGCAGCCCGACAGGAGAGCGTCATGGCTAAAACGGTCAAGGTCGGCTGCCGTATGCCCGGCGGCATTCGTCTTCAGGTCCCCGATTGGGTTCAGGGTCCCGATGGCGAGAAGACCCTCAAGACGGTCGCAATCTACGACATCGCCGGCAGCAACCGGCACATCGGCGGTGTGCCTGGCGGCCTGCACCACGAAGACGACGCCACCTTCACGGAGATCCCTGCGGATCACTGGGAGAAGTGGTACGAGATGAACAAGGACAGCGATCTCGCCACCAGCGGCGCCATCTTCAAGGGTCCCGCGAAGGCCGATGTCGCCGATCCGGCGCTGGCCGCCGACCCTGTGCAGGCGGAAGCCGAGATGCAGCGCCAGGTGCTCGGCGAGCAGCAGTCGACCGACCCGAAGGCCGATGCGGAAGCCGCTAAGGGGCGCACCCGCGCCGCCAAGCAGGCCTAAGGGAGCGACGCCATGGCTGAGACCGTGAAGATCGGGTGCCGCGTTCCGAGCGGCCTCCGCCTGCGCGTCTACGAGATGCAGGAGACCCCTGAGGGCCAGATGGCCGTCGAGGTCGGCATGATCGAGCTTGCCGGCTCCGGCGACCTGTCGGCGCCTGAGGGCGATGCCACGTACTCGGAGGTCGATGCCGGCCTCTGGGACAAGTGGCTCGCCATGAACAAGGACAGCGACCTGATCGCCAACCGGACCGTCTACAAGGGCAATGCGTCCGCGAAGACCCCGGCTGAGAAGGAAGCGGCGGCGGCTCCCGCCTCGGCGCCTGAGAAGCCCGCTGACAAGCCCGTAGCGGCCCCGTCGTCCGCTTCGACCGCGTCCACGGCCTCGACTGCCTCGACGTCGTCGACCGCCGTCTCCGGCCTCGACAAGCCCAAGGCGCCCTGATCTAGGCGGGAGCACCCATCATGGGGGCGATAGCGACCTTCAACTATCAGGCGTGGAAGGCTCGCTATCCCGAGTTCGGCACCGTCTCGCAGGATCTGGCGACCGCCTACTTCGCAGAGGCGACGCTGTATCTGCGGAACGATGGCACGGGGCCGGTGCAGGATGCCGGGCAGCAGCTCCTCTTATTGGGAATGCTGACCGCCCACATAGCGAAGCTGAACGCGCTGAACGACGATGGGTCGTCTGCTTCTGGCTTGGTTGGGCCTATCACCGCCGCGTCGGAAGGCTCGGTTTCGGTGAGCAGCGGGCTGGTCGTCGAGTCTGGCACGGCTGGCTGGTTCCAGCAGACGCCCTACGGCTACGCCTTCTGGAACGCGACGGCCCCCTATCGCGCGATGCGGTACGTGCCGAGCCGCAGGGCCTACAGCACCGGTTATGGCGGCTACGGGCGGGTGTGGTGATCGCCCTGGCGACACGTTCAATTGGTCATTTGTCATTCGGGGTTGATCCCGGCCTGAAACCGTGCCCACGCCCGATCCACGATGCGCCTATTTTCATCATCGGCCGGCGGCAGGCTTCCGTCCGGCGGCACATCAAGCAGCACGTCCAGGGCATTGCGCAGCATCTTCGCGGATGCCGTCTTGCCCATGCCATCAAGCTCTTGGGCAACGCCTTCGATCGCGGCGGCGGCATCCAAGCAGGACTGCTCTTTTATCATTCTAAACTCCCTTCTTTAGGCGGGTATCCGACATTCGAGGTTGCTGAGCCCAACGCTGGCCATCAGGTCGATTGTGGCTTTGGAGGTTGATGGGACGCGTCCAAGCATCCGGATCGAATTTGCCGTTCCGCCTCTCGAACGATGGCACGAACCCACACCCGCCCATCTTCGCTAAGCTCATCCCATTCGCAGGCGTAGTAGGCCTCACGCAACACGTTGGGTGAGTTGCATATAACTTGAGGGTCAAGGTGATTGTCGTTCATGGCGCTCAGATCTTGTCATTCGTCAGACGGGATCGATGGCTCCACGATCGGCGTCCAGTGCGTGTGATAGCCGGGCCAATTCTCGCAAGTCGGCGATCCGCAGTAGGGCGGCTCTACGATCGGGAAGCGCCACCAAAGCACGTAGCGATCTTCTTCGGTCCACTCAGATCGTGGGCGAGCGTTCATCCGAATTGGCCCCAATCGATGTAGAAGATGAGGACCAGCGCCACCGCTATGAAAACGGTCGGCAGGTCTGACGCGCTCATTCGGGAAGAGCTTCCTCGGCGGCCTGAACTGCGCTGCGCAGCGTCGGATGATACGGGCCACCCTCGTCCATCTGCCAGTTGGCGTAGGCGACAAGCGTGCGAAGGTGTTTGGCTAAAATCGCATTTCGATGCGGATGACTGTTCCTCACCCCCGGGCTTTCCACCGATGAGTAAGCGTTCCCGGCATCGCAGATCATCCGGGCCAATCCGCGGTCGGTCGCATCGCTGCCTGTGGCAAGATCTACGACGACGACACCGCGTGCATCGCACACGCACCCAGGAGCGGCATCATCGATCCGCCAAGGAAGTGGAGCGTGGATGAAGTCGATCAGCGGGCGTCCTGGGCCGAAGCCCGCGGCCTCAAGATCCGCGTAATTGGTGTTTGTATAGTCGCGGGTTTCCACGGCATGCCGCGCCCGTGCGATGCGGTCAGCCGTGTCATCGTCCGGTCGATCCATCAGGGGCTGACCAAGTTGGGTCTTGACCATCTGCACTTGGCTTGGGCTCTCCGGGTTGGTGACCACGGGAGCGGAGGATAAGGTCGGGGCTGCCATTTCATTCCTCTCGATCATTCAGCCGCTTCGTCCAAGTCGCGCAAAAGCTCTCGCGGAACCGGGAAGCTGTTGCCGATCCCGTCAGCGTATTTGACCCACACCGCCTTGCCGTCGTCGCTGACGATGCGGACGCGGGGCCAGGACTCCACGCCCTCGTAGCTGCACCGCATCTCGCACTCTTGCCCGGCTTCGAACGGCACCCCTCATCTCCTCGGCAGCGGCGAAGTGGTCAGCGCCCACGCCATGAACGCGAGCCACGCGAGGCTGGGCAGCACGCCGCAAACGAAGCCGGTCGCGACCATGAGGAGGATGCCGACAGCTTCAGCCATCCGAAGGCCTCACGTTCATCGGATAAGCCGGATCGCGTCGGGGATCGGTAAGTGGCAGGACGGCGCGTAGGGCCTCTCTGATGGCGATCTGAAGCCCCGCGCATGCTTGGACGTTCGCCTTTGTACGTCGGACGCCCGCGGCTGTGGTTCCTGCGATCATCAGATCCAGACTGATCTGATCGAGATCGGGAAGGCGCCTCATCTCAGTCCTCCCCGTCATCATCCGGCCGCCCAGCGGCGGCCTCGGCATCGCGGCGACTGGCATACGGGCCGTCGCATTCCCCCGTGCTCCGATCGACCGCATACCAGCCGCGGTCGCGGTACTCGCCGTACTCCGGCGCGCCTGTGACGAACTCGATCCGCATCACAGCACCGCCTCGCGGGAGGGGGCGGTGCCTTCGAACGTGGCGGTGATCGAACCGCAGGGACGAACGGTGCCGACGCCCTGGTGCAGGCTGAGCAGCTTGCCCGCGCAATCGGAACGGCGAGCGTCGATCCAAGCCTGCATCGCGCCGAGGTCGGCGGTGATGAACGTGAACCCGTTGATGTGGCCGCGGAAGATCTTGGTGGTGGGCATCGGGTGGCTCCGTCTCTGATGTAGACAGAGATAACCAATTGCGGTAACGGTGTCAATATCCGCAATTGGATTTTGGTGCCCTTTGACGAACATTCCGCAATTGGATACGGCCACCCGCATGGGCCGGAAGCCGATCAAGCGCGACGTGCGAATGAAACAGTTCACTCACTGGCTCGACCCAGACGCGATGGCTCGCGTCGAAGCGCTGGTCGGCAAGATGAAGATCTCGGACTTCATGCGCGCTGCGGTCGAGCATGAATTGCAGCGCCGTGAGGCTTCCGATGGTTCAGATCAAAGGCGGCGAGGCATTGGAGAAGCACCTCGGTGAGCTGGCAAAGAAAGTAGAAAGGCCGGCCAATCTCTCTGTCGGCTTCCTGTCCGATGCGACTTACGAAGACGGTAAGAGCGTCGCTATGGTCGCTGCGATACAGGAATTCGGCGCACCTAAAGCGGGCATCCCGCCCCGGCCCTTCTTCCGCAACATGGTGGCCGCCAAGTCCGGCCAGTGGCCTGATGCCATCGCGAACTTGCTGAAGGCGACCGACTACGACGCCACCAAGACCATGATGCAGGTCGGCGAGGGCATCTCCGGGCAGCTTCGCCAGTCTATCGTAGACACTTCTGAGCCGCCGCTCAGTGTCCTGACGCTGATGGCCCGGAAGTGGAAGAGCGACAACCCCGACGAAGCCATGACGCGCACCGTCTTGGAGCAGTTGCGGGCTAGCCTCTCAAAAGGGCCTCCGGACCTCGGCGGGGTTTCAACGAAGCCTCTTGTTGAGAGCGGCAACATGCTTAACAGCATCGATTACACGGTGGACTGAGCATGCCCGGCCTGAACCTGCGCAACATCGCCAACGGCGCGATCCAGGGGCTGAACCCGAACGTCATCGCCACGGTCCGCCGCGCGGCCGGCTACACCACCGACGCCAGCGGCAAGCGCACGCCGTCGTTCACCGAGATCGTCGTCCCCGTCCAGATCCAGCCGATCACCACGGGCGACATGCAGAAGCTGGACAACCTGAACATCCAGGGCGTCCACCGCGCCATCTACGTCAGCGCTGAAGTCGAAGCGATGATCCGCGTCGACAAGAAGGGCGGCGACCAGATCGTGTTCCCGCGAGGCGTCATGCCCGAGGACAACGACAATACCACCCGCTGGATCGTCTCCGCCGTTCTGGAAGTCTACCAGAGTGGATGGAGAAAGTGCGCTATCACACTCCAAAATAGCTACTCGCAGTGATCCCCGGCCTCCTGCCGGTCCCGAGCCGCGTCGACATCCAGACGGCTCTGCGATCGGTCCTGCTTCAGATCCTGCCCGACGGCGTCGAGGTCATCGCCGGTCAGGACAACAACGTGCCCGAGCCCACGGGCGACTTCGTCAGCATGACCGTGCTCCGGCAGGAGCGGCTGGCGACCAATATCGTAGCCTATGAGGACTGCGCGTTCACCGGGGCCATCGCAGGCCGCATCCTGACGCCGACCAACATCCGGTTCGGAAGCCTCACCGCTGGACGGCTTGTCTTCGGGACCGGGGCTGCAACGGCTCCGACCATCAGCGCCGTCAACTCGGACGGTACGGCAACCCTCTCGCAGAACCTGACGGTTACGGCCAGGCCGATGGCCTCTGGCGTGAAGGGGCTCAAGCAGAAGACCCGCTTCGTCTTCCAGTTGGACATCCACTGCGACGACGACGACCACGCCTCGGACATGGGGCAGGTCATCTCCACCATGCTCCGCGATGACGCTGGGATCCGCCTCTTCGCGGCGACCAACGTCGCAGTCACGCCGCTCTACGCCGACGATCCTCGGCAGATGCCCTTCGTCAACGCCGAGCAGCAGTACGAAGATCGCTTCGTGGTCGAGTGCCACTTGCAAGCCGACCAAATCATCACCCCGCCGCAAGAGTTCATGGACCGCGTCGATGCCGACCGGATCCCGGCCGACATCTTCTTCGCCGCCTGAGGACGCAGCATGACGACCATTTCCGCATCTCAGATCGTCAGGATCCTTCCGCAGGTCCTGAACGGCGGCGGCGATCCGCTGGCGTTCAACGGTCTGTTCCTGACCAAGAACGCCCGCGTCCCGACCATCAACGGGGCCAGCGGCGGTGTGCTGTCGTTCCCGAACGATGGCACGTCCGTGGCGTCCTACTTCGGCGGCACGTCCTCCGAGGCGGTCGAGGCCAACGTCTACTTCCTCGGGCCCGACACCTCGACGAAGAAGGCCGAGAACGTCCTCTTCGCCCGTTTCCCGGCCTCGGCCATCGCGGCGTTCCTGCGCGGCGGCAACGTCACCACGCTGACGCTCGCCCAGCTTCAGGCGCTCTCGGGCACGCTGTCGATCATCGTCGATGGCTACACCCGCTCGGCGACTGGCCTGTCTCTGTCCGCGGCCACGAGCTACACCGCGGCGGCGTCGCTGATCCAGGCGGGCCTCAACGCCTCGCAGCCTGTCGCGGCCTCGGTCACGGGTGCCATCGCGGCGGGGCCGTCCGTCTCGCTCACCGGCTCCATCGCCGGCAACGTCCTCACCGTCAACAGCGTCGCCACCGGCCCGATCGTGCCCGGCACCGTGTTGAGCGGAACTGGCGTCACTGCCGGGACCACCGTCACCAATCAGCTCTCGGGCGCGCAGGGCGGCGTCGGCACTTATGCGGTGTCCGCGTCTCAAATCGTGCCGAATGGCTCTCTGACGGGCTCCTACGGCGTTCTGACGGTCACTGCAGTGGCGAGCGGTACGCTGTCGGTCGGACAGGCCCTGTCGGGCACTGGCGTGACCACTGGGACGGTCATCACCGGCCTCGGCACCGGCACGGGCCTCGCGGGCACCTACTACATCAATCCGAGCCAGACGGCTGCGAGTGGCACGATCACCGCAGCATCCACGCCCGTGACTGTGGCCTTCGACAGCCAGTCGGGCGGCTTCGTCATCACCTCGGGCATCACGGGCTCGCCCTCCACCATGGCCTACGCCACGGGCTCTCTGGCTGACAGCCTGTTCCTGTCGCAGGCAACCGGTGCGATCCTGTCCCAGGGCTCGGATGCCATGACGCCGGGCGACTTCATGACGGCGCTGACCCAGATCACGCAGAACTGGGTCTCGTTCACGACGCTGTTCGACCCCGATGGCGGCCTAACCGGCACCAACGTTCAGAAGCTGCTGTTCTCAACGTGGAACAACGCCCAGAACAACCGCTACGTCTACGTCGCCTGGGATCGCGATCTCAGCCCGACGACCGTCGTGCCGGCGCCGACCTCGCTGGGCTATCTGCTCCAGTCGACGAACCTGTCCGGCACCTTCCCCTTCTGGGAGCCGAGCAATCAGCATGGCGCGGCCTTCGTGATGGGCTACATCGCCTCGCTGGACTTCGACGGCTTCAACGGCCGGACGACTGCTGCCTTCCGCAGCCAGACTGGTCTGGTGGCCGGCGTGAGCAACGCCACGGTTGCGAGCAACCTCGCCGGCTCGCCGCAGGCCACCGGTAGCTTCGGCAACGGCTATAACTTCTACGGCGCCTACGCCACGGCCAATCAGGGCTTCGTATTCCTGAACCGCGGCACGATCTCGGGCCGGTTCCAGTGGCTGGATAGCTACGTCAACCAGATCTGGATCAACAACCAGCTCCAGCTCGCCTTCATGAACCTGCTCACGCAGGTCAACAGCATCCCGTACAACACGGACGGTGATGCCCTGATCGAGGCGGCTGCGCTGGATCCGATCACGGCGGCGGTGAATTTTGGCGCCATCCGTGCGGGCGTGCCGCTGTCGAACGCCCAGCGGGCTCAGGTCAAGTCCATGGCTGGCCTCGACATCGCCAGCACCCTCACGCAGCGCGGCTGGTATTTCCAGTCGCTGGCCGCCACCGCCTCGACGCAGACCCGTCAGGGCCGCGCCAGCCCGCCCGTGCGGCTCTTCTACATGGACGGCCAGTCTGTCCAGGCCCTCACCGTCCCCTCCGTCATGATCCAGTGATCGCCACGATCTAGGAGCTTTAGACCATGTCGATCACCTCCGCGAACGCGGTCCTGTATCTCGGCGTCACCGGCCTGTTCCCGACGCCGCAGAAGATCCAGGGCTTCGCCACCGACGACATCTACGACACCGAGGCGCTTGAGGTCGGCGACACCATGATGGGTGTCGACGGCTACCTCTCGGGCGGCTTCGTCTACAACCCCGTGATCCAGGGCTACAGCATCATGGCTGACAGCCCCTCGGCCGATTTCTTCGACAACTGGGTCGCGGCCGAGCGTCTGATCAACGACAAGTACACCGCGTTCGGGACGATCTTCCTTCAGGGCACCGGCCGGAAGTACGCGATGACGAAGGGCTTCCTCGTCACGGCCCCCGTGCTGCCGGATGCCAAGAAGCTCCTCCAGCCGCGGAAGTTCACCATCCGGTGGGAGCGCGTGCTCCCGGCGCCGGTCTGAGGTCTGACGCATGGCACGTCGTGATGTCCGGGTGACAATCCCCTCGGATGACCCGAAGAACCGGGACGCTGGCAAGACCTTCCTTCTGACCGAGATGTCCGCGGCCCGCGCTGAGGACTGGGCGATGCGGGCGCTTCTCGCGTTGACCACCTCTGGCGCCGAGCTGCCTGATGACGTGCAAGGCGCCGGCATGGCCGGTCTCGCGGTGATGGGCGTCCAGGCGCTCCAGGGCCTCAAGTACGACGAGGTCAAGCCGCTGATGGACGAGATGTTCGCCTGTGTGCAGATCTGCCCGGATCGGCAGCATCCTAGCGTGGTCCGGGCGCTCGTTGAGGACGATATCGAAGAGGTCTCGACGCGTCTCCGGCTGCGAAAGGAGATCCTTGACCTCCACGTGGGTTTTTCGCTGCCCGGCGCCCCGTCGATGTCGGCTCAGTCGGCGACGCCGGGCGCCCTAGCGGATGGCGTGATTACCCGAACGTCCCCCGGACGATAGGCGTCATCCGAAACGCCAAGGCGGCCACGCTGCACGAGCTGCAGACCGTCTACGGCATCAAAGACGCCTATGACATGATCGAAATGATCCAGATTGACGCGCACAATCAGCGCGTGATGGCGCCAAAACAGGGCTAGCCTATGGCGACCGTCATCGACAGCCTGATCGTCTCGTTGGGCCTTGACCCCTCTGCCTTCACGAAGGGGCAGAAGGAGGCCGCTGCCTCCATCGCCAAGACGCGCGAGCAGGCGCAGAAGCACGGCGCTGGTATCGAAAAGAGCATGGACGGCGCGTCCGAGGCAGTGGATCGCCTCGCTCGCAACGCCCTCAAGCTGTTTGCGGTCTTCACGGCTGGTCGGGCGATCAAGGATTTCGTCGCCGATGTCACGTCGGCCGACGCGGCTCTCGGCCGGCTCGCCAAGTCGGTCGGCTCGACGCCCGATGTGATCTCTTCGCTGGGCAACGCAGTCGCCCGCAACGGGGGCTCTGCGACTGCGGCGGCTGGCTCATTTGAGCGGCTGGCCGACAGCATCAACGAGATCAAGACCACTGGCAACTCGCCGATCCTGCCGTTCCTGTACCGCCTGCAGGGGCTGGGCGGGAAGCAGATCAACCTCAACAAGGAGCTGTCCGAGACATTCGGCGATCTGGCTGAGAACGCCAAGAACATCGCCGATCGCCAGGGCGTTCCGTTCGCGACCTACCTGCTGAAGCAGGCCGGCGTTGACCGCGATACGGCAGCCCTACTGGTCAAGGGGCGTGAGGCTTATAACAAGGCGCTCGCCGAGAGCCGTCGGATTGGCATCGTCCGCAAGGAGGACACTGAGGCCGCTCAGAAGCTTGAGACTTCGCTGGAGAGCCTGCGCCAGACCTCGGAGGGGTTCGGCCGCACGATCCTGACGGCGATTACCCCGACCGTCACTGACCTAATTGAGCGGATGCGGGAGTGGATCACCGCCAACCAGGATTGGATCAAGACCGAGATCGTTACCAAGATCCGCGAGTTCGCGGACTGGCTGAAGAGCATCGACTGGAATTCGATCCTGTCCGGGATCCGCGGGTTCATTCGCGGTGCCGACGATGCGGCCAAGGCGGTCGGTGGCTGGAAGGTTGTAGCGGAAGCGTTCTTCGCGCTCTGGGCGGCGAGCAAAATGGCGGCGCTATTCGCCCCGCTGCTCCTGCAAATCGCAGGCGTTCGGCTCGCTCTGCTCGGCCTTGGCCCATTTGGAGCTGCGCTCCTCGGATTGGGTGCGCTAGCAGGCGTCGCCGGTCTCGCGACGGCAGACCAGCTTCCGAAGGTACTTGGGCGCGAGGGTGCCGCAGGCGTCGATCCTGGAACGGGCGGTGCTACCGAGCGGCCGCCGATGGACCTGTACGGCCAAGAGGGTGGCGCCCGGCCTTGGCTGCGTCGGCAGTGGAACCGGACGAAGCGGCTGTTCGGTGGCGGCTCGGCTGATGCGGCAGAGGGCGGAGCTGGTATCCGCACTCGGGCAGCCCGTGCCGCCCGCGGAGATCAGTCTGGAGGTGTGGCCGCCAATCCTGGCGCTTACAAGGATGTTCTTGATCACATCGCCCGAAGCGAAGGAACAGCTAACCAAGCCGGGGGCGGCTATAACACTTCCCTGGGGTATGGTCGCTATCTCCCGGGAGGGAAGGAGCAGAACCTCACCAGCAAGACGCTGGATGAGATCTTGGAACTCGGCAACCATATGCGGAGGCAGCCAGGAAACCCGAACTCCTCTGCAATGGGCCGATATCAGATTGTCGGGAGCACCCTACGTGCTCAGATGCGGCAACTCGGGCTCAAAGGAAGCGATCTTTTTGACGAGAAGACGCAGGACCGGATCGGGGCCAATTTGGCTCGGCAGCGTGGGGCGAATTCGGTCGGACTTCAGCAGGAGTGGGCATCCCTAGTCGGAGCTAAGAACGCTACGGCCGTCGCGCTTATGCAGAAGGTTGATCGGAACGCGTCAACCATCCCGCTGGATCGGCCTTCGGCTCCTTCTCCCGCAGACACAACGCGGCGCGATGTGCTGGCTGATCCTAACGATGAGCGGCGCAAGATAGAGGCCCAAAAAGTTGCTGAGAGCGTCGCAGCGGCACAGGTATTGAAGTCTGTTCAGGAGAGTCAGAAGCAAGGCACTCTAGCGGAACGTGCCGCTGCCGGGAGTGAGTATGGTCCGCAGACTCCATACCCCGGCAGCCGATCTATCAAGCAAATGAACGATTGGCTCTGGGACAAGAAAGGACCCCAGCCAATCGACTGGAAGAAAGACCCAGAAACTGGGAACTGGAAGCCCGTTTTCGCTGGAGGCAAGCCAAGTGCGGCTCTGGGGGCGCAGCGGGCTGGTGCTCAGGCTGCAATTGCTCAGGTACAGGCGGCTCAGACTGCTGCGGTGTCAACCACTGCGAATGACAATCGCACGACCTCAAGCGTCGAGAACAACATCAACGGGCCGATCAACATCCATACCGCAGCTACGGACGCTAGCGGGATCGCCCGTGACATTAAGCCAGCCCTCCAGCGGCATGCTTTCGCCGCGGCAGCCAACTACGCGAGAGCCTGACACTTCGGGTTCAAGATGGTGGGCGACCGTCGTAAACATCATCTTGATGCTTGATGATCGCCGCGCGAGAAAGAACTGATCCGCCGACCTGAATGCGGTCAATCTCAAGATAGCCGGCGCCGACAAACTGGCCATCATAGACGAAGCGGTTCCGAGCGGCGTTCTGGCAGACGATGTGTATGTGGCGCTTGCGCTTGTCTTGCGCGTCGCAGGAGTAGCCAGCCTCTTGAAGACGTTGAAAATACCGGACGGTTGTGCGGTCGCCGGACAGCCCCTCACCGGGTGCCTCGGCCATAGGGGTATTCGGAAATGACAAGGCGGGGTGCTGTTCCCACGGCATCGCTTGGGCTAAAGACGTTGAGGCAGACAGAACGGCTGTAGCCAAAGCAAAAGCGTAACGCATTACGGCATCCTCTGCTCTAAGGCAGCTCGCCTGATTTCCAGAACGGCAGCCGGATTGTCTTTCCAATAATCGCACCCTGTCGAGCGCGCGAACTGCGGGCCTTCTGCCAAAATCTGATTGATGGCCCGTTCCATCGACTCGTATGGCTCCGGCTTGTTGACGAAATAGAACCGGTTCTGAGCGATAGCACCGTATGCGAGGCTTTTGGTGGGGAGTGCTCCACACGCGATTGCGTAGGAATAGGCACGCACGCCATCCAAGAACGCGTCGTACCGAGCCTGAAGCTGCTTCCGAGCTTCTTGCGCCACCGCGCCAGCATACGGATCCGCACTCTGAGCCCGAACGGGGCCAGAGGCGATCAGAACAGAACACAGAAGCACGGCCGCCGAGCGCATCGGCCCAAGATGGGCGCGGCCCGTAAACCCGTCGAGGGGAACGGAACTGGAACGTGCCTGAACTCGTGAACGTGCCTGATGTCGACGGGGTCCCCGCGGTCGCTTTTGCGGCTGGCGTTGGCGCCGGCATCGCCCTCGTGGCTGCCGATGCGCTCGGATTGCCTCTCTTCGGCTCCATTGGCACGCAGTGGGGCATCTTTCGCCAGGGGCGCCCTGTCGTCGTCTGTGACAACGTCGCGGCCTTCGACCACAAGGCGGATTGGGCGATCTCCGACTACCCTGTCGAGGGGGGGCAGTTTGAGAGCTACAACAAGGTCACGATCCCCTACGATGTCCGGATGGTGTTCACGGCCGGCGGCTCGGAAGCGAACCGCACGGCCCTGCTGAACAGCCTGCGCGCGATCGTCGGCGACCTGAACTTCTACGACGCGGTCAGCCCCGAGGCGGTCTACACCCCGGTCAACCTTGTCCACCTCGACTATCGCCGCACGGCGCAGAATGGTGTCGGCCTCCTGGTCGTGTCCGTCTGGTGCCGACAGGTCCGGCAGGTTGCCTCAAGCCAGACGGGGGCGGCCGGGGGTGCGGATGCGAGCGGCACCGATACGCCAAGCGCGACGGGCAGCGTCGGTGAAACCGCCAGCCCCTCTGGCGCCGACCAGACAAACAGCGGCGCGGTGCAGGCCACGGACATCGGTTCGCAACCCAACGCGACTGCCACCCTCACGCCAAGCGCACCCAACACGGTGGCGACCGAACTGACGGGCACGAACGCGACGGCGACGACGCTCGGCGCTTCGGTCACGGCGACTCCTATTGAGGGCACGGTGATCGGCGCGACGTCTCAAGGCACCCCGCTTTCCGGTGCGACTGAGCTGTCACCGTCTGTGACCGCGGCCGTCCCGTACTCCTCTTCGACCATCAGCGGACTGCAGGCTGCCGGTCCGGACCAGTACAGCATGTTCGGGGTGTCGCCCTAGCCATGCAGATCATCCCGATCCAGGCCGAGCCGAACCAGGCCATCACCGTCACGCTGGCGAACCAAGCGTGTCAGATCAACGTCTATCAGAAGCTCTACGGCCTGTTCGTGGACCTGTATGTGTCTGGCGCTTTAGTCGTCGCTGGGGCGCCAGCCTTGGATCGTAATCTCATCGTGCGGTCGACCTACCTCGGATTTGCCGGCGATTTGGTCTTCATCGACACGCAGGGAACTGACGACCCGACGTACAGCGGCCTCGGGTCGCGGTTCCAGCTTGCCTATGTCGAAGCGAGCGAACTGATCGCCGCATGAGCTTCAAAGCCAAGCACCTCGACTTCACGCTGACCCTCAAGAACGGCAACTTCGGCAAGGGCGGCAACACCGCTCAGATCACCGGCCATCGCGCGACGGTCGACATCGTCAAGCCCGGCGGCTCTGACATGGGGCAGATGGAGGCGGCCATCTACGGCTTGCCGCTGTCGCTGATGAACCAGCTCACCACGCTGGGGACCCAGGTCAACCTGATGGACAAGAATACCGTGGTGGTGAAGGCCTACGAAGACGGCCAACAGCCCACGGTGGTGTTCCAGGGCACGATCAGCCTCGCCTACGCCGACATGCGGGGCATGCCTCAGGTCTGCTTCCGGATCTCAGCCCACGCCGGCCTGTACGAGGCAGGCGCGCCCAACGAGCCGATCAGCGTCAAAGGCTCGGCCGACGTCGCCAAAACCATGGAGCAGGCCGCCAAACAGGTCGGGCTCCAGTTTGAGAACAATGGCGTCGATACGAAGGTGATGAACCCCTACCTGCCAGGCAACCCGCGCTCTCAGATGAAAGCGCTGGCGCAGATGGCCGGCATCGGGTGGGTGATCGACAACGGTACGCTCGCCATCTGGCCCGCCGGCAAGTCTCGCAAGGGTGAGACGCCCGTGATCCAGCCTCCTGAGATGGTCGGCTATCCTGCGTTCACACAGTCGGGCGTCGAGGTGACGACGCTGTTCAACCCGCAGGTCAAGTACGCGGGGACCATTGAGGTCAAGAGCGCGATCAAGCCGGCCTGCGGGAAGTGGAACATCATCTCCATCGCCATGGCGCTGGACGCTGAGATCCCCAACGGCCGCTGGTTCCAGATCCTGTCGACAACATCGGTAGGCGTGCAGGGGCGGCCATGAGTGGCGGCGCAGGGAATAGCGACAGCATCGTCGGCCAGAACCCGATCACGGGGTCGACGTCGCAGTTCAACCAGCACGACACCCAGATCGACCAGATCATGGGCGAGAAGCGGTTTCACTTCGTCGCCAAGGTCGTCAAGGTCTACAACCGCAACAGCCTCACCAAGCCCTGCACGGTCGACATTCAGCCCGTCGTCAAGATGACGGACGGCGCTGGCAAGGCAACATCGCACGGCACGATCTACGGCGTGCCGGTGCCGCGCAACCAGTCGGGCGACAGCGTCATCGTCAACGACCCGAATGTCGGTGATGTGGCCAGCTTTTCGGTGCTGGACCGGGATCACTCCTCATCGCAGGCCAACGACTGGAAAGAGGCCAACCCCGGCTCAAACCGCCGATCCAACATGTCGGATGCGGTGTTCGGGAAGGTGCTTCCCCGCGAGGCGCAGGAGGTCAAGCAGTTCATCCGGTTCGACGATGCCGATGGCGGCGGCGGGATGACGATCCAGGACCGCAATGGCAACAAGCTCGTTTCGAACCAGTCCGATGGCTGGAACCTGAACGGCGTCAAGATCGACAAGAACGGCAAGTTGACCGCGCCCGGCGACATCGTGGCGGGGCAGGGGGGAGCGGATCAGGTCTCCCTGCAGAGCCACATCCACGGCACCAGCCCAGCTCCGAACCCGGGAACGTAGCCGATGGCCTCTACGCTGCTTCTGGACCAGCAGGGGTGGGATCTCGCCCTCGACGTATCGGGCAACATCGCCGTTGCAACGGAGCCCTACGCGCAGGCGCAGGACGCGGCCTCCTCCATGCGGACGTTCGCGGGCGAGGTCTGGTACGATAGAAATCGCGGCGTGCCCTATTGGGAGCAGATCCTCGGCCATTACCCGCCGGTCTCGCTGATGCGGACCTATCTTGAGGGCGCGGCTCTCCTCGTGCCGGGCGTCGTCAAAGCCCGCGCGTTCTTCACCGGCTTCGCTGATCGGCGGCTCACCGGTCAAGTCCAGATCCAAGACGCGTCCGGTCAGGTCTCCGCGACGGGCTTCTGAGGTAGCATGACATCCTCAAACGTTCCGGCGCCTACCTTCGGGGCGGGCGGCTTCATCGCGCCCCTAGAGAGCGACATCCTCGCTGGGCGCATCGCCGATTTCCAGGAGGTCTTCGAGGGCAACCTCAACCCTGATCTGGCGAGCCCCCAGGGGCAGCTCGCGATGTCCGACACCGCCATCATAGGCGCGGTGATGGACATGTTTCTGTTCTACACGTCCCAGGTGGACCCTGCCTTCGCGCAGGGCCGCATGCAGGACGGCATCGGGCGCATCTACTTCATCGAGCGCAATCCCGCGCAGCCGACCGCCGTCCAATGCACGGTGATCGGCGCGCAGGGCGTGACCATCCCGGTCGGAGCCCTCGCGCAGGACGCGGCGGGGAACACCTACATCTGCACGCAAGCCGGCACCTTCGACGCGACCGGCACGATGACGCTGACGTTCGCCAATAAGGAGGTCGGACCGATCCCGTGCCCGGCCGGCACGCTGACGACGATCTATCAGGCAATCCCTGGCTGGGACACGATCGCGAACCCGGCGGATGGCGTGCCAGGCACGCTTGTGGAAAGCCGCACGGCCTTTGAGGCGCGGCGTCGCCTCGCGGTGGCTCAGAACTCGCTGGGCTCCATCCCGTCCGTCCTCGGCGCCGTGCTGAACGTGGACGGCGTCACCGACGCCTTCGTGACGGAGAACAGCGCGAACAGCCCGCAGGTCATCGGGGGCGTGTCGCTCGCTCCGAACAGCCTCTACGTTGCGGTGACGGGCGGGGCTGCCGCGGACATCGGTCGCGCAATCTGGACCCGCAAGGCACCGGGCACGACGCTGAACGGCAACACTTCCGTTCAGATCCAAGACACGCAGAGCGGTTACGTGCCGCCATACCCGACCTATTCGGTTAGCTTCACCCGACCGAACGCGACGAGCGTCTACTTCTCGGTCATCCTCGCTAACAGCGTCGGCGTGCCGGCGGATGTGGCGATCCAGGTGCAGAACGCCATCATTGACGCCTTCGCCGGCCTTGATGGTGGCCCTAGGGCGCGTATCGCCAGCACGGTCTTTGCCTCGCGGTTCTATGCGACCGTTGCGGCGCTCGGCGCCTGGGCCAAGATCGTTGAGATCAAGATCGGGTCGATCAACACCCCCTCTGCAACCTTCGTTGGATCAATCTCGGGCAACGTGCTCACGGTCACCTCGGTGACGAGCGGTGCTCTAGCGGTCGGTCAGATCATAGACGACGCGACGGGCGCTCTCGTTGAGGGCACGTCCATCATCGCGCTGGGCACCGGCACGGGGGGCACCGGCACGTACACGGTCTCGTCCAGCCAGACGGTCGGCACCGAGGCGATGATCGCGGCGACTGCCAGTCAGGATCGGGTGCAGATGAACCTGAACCAGATCCCGACAGTCTCGGCGGCCGACATCTCGGTGACGCTGGCCTAATCGATGAGCGGAGACGTCAACAACTGGCCGTACCCGGCGCCCCCGGGGCCGGGGTCAAACGCTGTCGGTGTTGGGGCGATCGGCGTCGCCCCTCTCGGTACGCTGCCGGCGTTCGACTGGCGTCAGACCATCCTCAGTCAGTACGCCAACAGCGACCGCATCATCGGGCTGATTGAGACATTCTTCGACGCCGTCGACCAGACAGAGGACTTCGACGCCTTCCACGACAACATCTGGAACCTGAACACCGCCACTGGCTATGGCCTCGACATCTGGGGTCGCATCGTCGGTGTGAACCGGGTTCTGCAGGTCGCCAACGTTGGATGGTTCGGGTTCGTCGAAGCTCTGCCTGGATCTCTGCCATTTGGAGATGCGCAGTTCGCCGGGTTCTCGCCATCCCTCGGTTTTTCCGAAGCGATTGACCAAGCCCCTTTCGGAGAGGGCACGTTTGCCTTCGCCAAGCTGTTTCAGGGCGTCAATCCGGACAGTGGGGCGGGCGCTTTCTATCCGGGCGGTCAGCTCACCAGCAACTACACGCTTTCCGATGAGCAATATCGCCGACTGATCTACGCCAAGGCGCGAGCCAATATCGCAGACGGCTCGATCCCGACGCTCAACATGATCCTGCTGAGCATCTATCCGGGCCGCGGCAACGTCTACGTTCAGGAAGGCATGGTGCCGACGTTCTTCGGGTTCTCCGAGGCCGGCAACACCGCCCCATTCGGACAGGCCGCCTTCTACAACGGCCAGACCATCCCGACGATGCAATACCAGATCGTGTTCCGGTTTCAGCCGTCGCCGATCGACCTCGCCATCGTCCAAAACTCCGGCGTGCTGCCCAAACCTACGGGCGTCGCCTCCTCCATCTCCATCCAATCTTGAGCCGAGAGCGATGCAGGCAAGTCAGATCCCGGCGAAATTCACTGCCGTTTGGGGCAATGCGGCCGGCAACGGCTACATTCGCACAATCCCGGCGTCCTCGCAGATCAACGTCACTCCTGGCGCTGCATCGCTCGCGGATGGCTTCCCGCCGCTCTGCTTTACGCCCGTCGGCTCTGGTGGCATCCCGCCGGCCGGGCAGGACTTCAACGGCATCCTGAACCAGATCACCGCGTGGTCGCGTTGGCAGGCTGCCGGAGCACTCCCGCAGTACGATTTGGCATTTGCGCAGGCGATCGGCGGCTACCCGATGGGCGCCGTAGTTGCGTCTTCCACGCCCGGGAAGGTGTGGCTCTCCACCTCCGACAACAATCAGACTAACCCCGACAGCGGCTCGTCTGCTGGATGGATCGGTTTGTCTCCCAGCGCGGCGAAGACGCCGTTCAACTATCAGTACGTCACCTCGTCGACACGCACGGACGCGAGTGCGAGCGGCGCAAGTGTTCTGGTTCCAGTGGTCACGGGCTTGGGCTTTGTCAAAAAGAGCGCCACGTCAAATCTGGTCATCGTTTCCAATTTCACCAGCTATGCCCCTGTTATTCCGGGTCAGGCTAACGGCGCCTCAACGGTTAGGCTGATCGTCAGCAATGGTACGTCTCAGGACGTGGCGTTGAATAGCGTCTTCAACACCGCGAATGGTGCACCTGGCGGTAGTGGCAGCAACTCCCCGACCTTCGTGCTTCCCGGCGTGCCTGCAGGAACCATGACGTTTGGTCTGTCGTATTTCCGCGGCGATAATCTGGCTTGGCGGACCATTTTCAATCCGTATCCAGCAGACTTTGGAACGACTGGCCCTAATCCTTACACCTCATACTTTATCTATGAGTTCGAGCCGGGCTCTTGATCTTGCCTGATGCCGTAAACCCAATTGCTAAATTATCAGAGGTCTCTACGCGATGGCTGAGCCGCTTGACGATCCGCAAGAAATTGAGCCTAACTACGACGAAGAGGGACTGCGTCAACTTTCATTGACGCAGAACGGCGTCGCCGGGATCCGCCGCATACAGGGATCTTCGGGGGAAATTACGGGCTTCCTGAGCCTCTATCCCCTCGACCTGAAGGGCTACAAGCCGCCGTCCGCGCAGTCCGGTCCGACACAGATCCCGTTCCTCGGCTTCCTTGCCCTGTTCACGCAGGCCGAGCAGACCGCCATCGTCGGTTCGGATGACGTGCGCGTGCGCCTGTTCTGCCTGATGGCGGCTGGGGCCAACTTTGTGGACCTGACGGATCCTCGCGTCATCCAGGGTGCGCAGCTTCTGGAGACCCTTGGCCTCATCAAGAAGGGCCGCGCCGCGTCAGTGCTCGCCGGCCAGTCGCCTTCCGCCTCCTGACCTGAGCCGATCATGAAGCGTCTCGCTTTCACGCTGCTCGCGCTCCTGTTCGCCTCCTGCGAGGTAGCCGCGCAGTCGTCGCCGAACTTCTCCTACGGGCAGGTCCCGACCGCCAAGCAGTGGAACGACGCCTTCGCATCGAAACAGGACCGCCTGACGTTTGCCCCGCTCAATCCGGCCGGCGGCACGATGCAGGGCAGGCTGCAGACGGCGCCTTCAACCGTCAATGCGGCGGGTCTGTCCATCATGCCCGGGACCGCTCCGAATGCGCCGGTCAATGGCGATATCTGGGCTACGACGGTCGGCCTCTACAGCCGCGTGGGAGGTCGCACGCTGGCGATCCCTGGCCTTGACCAAGCCACGGGCGCGCTGATCGTCCCGAACGGCCCCACCCTCGGCACCTACCAGAACGGCCAGTACACCTCTCAGCCGGATGCGATCCAGCTTCAGAGCGGGGGGCTGACGTGCGCCGCTGGCGCGACCTGTGATGTCACTCCAGGGAAGGTCACAGCTACGGGCGCCAGCGCCGGCCAGACCCTCGGCGGCTGGTTTTCCAGCCTCGTATTCGGCACGCCGACCGTCACGAGCCTGCGCGCCTACTCGCGCCTGTTCATTGCTCCGAACAGCCTCATCACGGTCGGCGGCTACACGTCGCTGGGGGATGGTGGCGGCGGCTCCTTCTACTGGTCGAATACCTCGACCGCGACCGACGACGGCGTGCTCGTCATAAACCCGACCGGGAACGGCGGGGCTGGCCGCTGGCTGCGCATCTTCAATGGGAGGCTCCCTGTTGAGGCCGCAGGGGCTCTATGCGATGGTGGTTCCAACGACACTGTTCCATTTCAAAAGGCGATCAATGTCCTCGGCGCCCAACCTCGCGGCGGCATCGCGGAGATCGGCGCGAAGGCGTGCGTCATCAGCGGAACGCTGAACGCGCAGGTCTCAAACGTCGCCCTTGAGGGCAAGGGAGCGTCATCCGCACTGATCGTCAATTTCCCGGCCGGGGATGTTATCCGATTTGGCTCCGATACGGCACAGTACTCGAATTTCACGATCCGTGACTTCGTTATCGCGTCTTCGGTATCTAGGACTTCGGGAGCCGCAATCAACGATTATAACGGCGTCAATCTCGTTGTTCGAGGCGTGCGTCTGATCGGTGGCTACGATGGGATCGTGGCCGACAGCAAAAACTCTTCCTTTAATCAAGCGCAGTTAAGGATTGAGAACGTCATCGCTGAAGGACTCACAAACGAGTGCTTCTCGTTTGGGAGAAATTCGGCAACGACGGCCACGAATAGCGATGGGTCGGCTAGTCCGGCTCTATTCGTAAATGGCGTGTACGTTCTAAATAGCGTCGCCTCGAACTGCGGGACTGGGGCGGCTCTGTACAGCATATCTGGCGGATATTTCAGCGGTCTTGAGGTCTACAAATCCGTTAACAATGGGATCGTTTTTGCTCCGACCACTGCGCATCTCGGCATTCAGGGTGTCTGGTTTAATCAGACCCTAGCGGATAGTAGCGCGGCGAGCGGTTGGTATGTCGCTGGCACTGGAAAAATCGGTGAAGTCAAAATCACGGCGTCGCAGGCCAGCACGAGCGGCGCCCATGGGTTTGATATAGAGCCAGGCACGAACCTCGACAGCTTATGGCTTACCGACTTCCAGTCGACAGCCAACGGCCAGCACGGCTTGCGGATTGGAGGCGGCGCCAACGTCAACGTCCGTGGCGGCGAGTACTATTACAACGGCAACGGCCCCGGTGGCGTCGGCATAGCGGTCGAAAACAACGTGAAGGGCTTCAGCATCACCGGGATCAACAGCGGTCTCGGCGGCTGGGCGAAGCTCAACATCACAGACCTGACCAATCAGGGCAAGCCGATGAAGCAGACAAACTGCATCTACGTCGTCGGCCCAGCTAACGACAACTATAACATCACGAGCAACCGCTGCATGGGCAACACGTCCACGAACGATCAGCTTCACGACGGCGGCACCGGAACCAATAAGGTCGTATCCGGCAATCTGACGTACTGATGGCCCTGGGCCTTCCCTTGATCTGAGCAGCCCATGGCGATCACCGCTAGCAGCCCCGACGCGTTCTTCGACGGGGAGGATTTCGCATGGCAGCAGACCATCCTTCAGGAGGATGGCGTGACGCCGCTGGACCTGACCGGATCGCGCCTGTTCGTGCGGTTCTGGGACGTGTCCAAGACGCTCGTGGGCGTCTGCGATAGCGGGCTGACGGACGGGTCTCTGGTGATCGCGCCGGGTACGGGCGGCGTGGCGTCGTTCCTGATCCCTGCCGCCGGCCGGACATGGAAGCCGCAGTTCCTCGGGTTCCTGCGGCTGAGCATGCAGACCGACGTCATCGGCGACCTCTACCGCTACGCGCCCGGCTCATCCTCGCCTCGGGGCATCTGTCGGATCGACTTTACGGTCCTGCCCGGCACGGGGGCGTCCTCGTGAGCGGCGGCGTCTCGCTTCCCCGCTTCACCGTAACCGCACGCCAGCGTCCCAATGTGGCCGTGGCTGCGCAGGGAAGGCCCGTGGTGGCATCCGTGGTGGTTCGGGGACAACAGGGCGCTCGGGGCGAGACGGGCCTCCAGGGGCCTCCTGGCGTCAGTCTCGGCTTCGGCGACATCATCTACACCGACCGCACGTCAGGGCCCGAGGATCGGTTCGAGGCGAACGTCCGGCAGCAGGTCCGCTTCTCCGGTGCGACCACGACGGTGATGGACAAGCTGCTGCCTCCCTTCGTGGGGCACCAGTTCCTCGTCAATGACCGGCTGATGGCGCGGGCGCTCAACGACGTCTACCACATCCGGATCAACCTGATCGTCTCGGCGGATGCGGCCAGCACCCGGCTGAAGATGGATTGCGACGCGCAGTCGGCCTTCGGCCCGCTGCAGGCGGACGACAGCACCCTGTTCTCCTCGGCCGGAGTCCCCGAGCGGGTGACGTTCAGCTTCGCCATTCAGGTGCAGGGCAACACCCTCGCCAACGGCGCCGCCTTCTACCTCACCAGCACGCAGCCCGTGACCGTGCTGAGCGAGACCCTATTCATCATCCCCGCGACGGTGCAGCCCGAGACCGTGTGATGATTTGTGTGTGGTATGACCCCGACTGTGATCAGATCTGGGTTTCGGGGCAGGAGCAGTCCTATGCCCGGCGCTCGCTCGTGGCTGGGACGACCAACGGCAACATCACCGTGATGATGAAGGCCGCGGCGGCCGGCGACTACGTCGTCAACACGCCGTGGGCAAACGTCGGCAACTGCGACGGGGAGCCGTTCCCCGATCAGGCATCGGTGCTCGCGTACCTGCAGGGCGAGTTCGCCAAGAGCGAGCCGGTCAGGCCGCCGCCGGCCCCCTATCCGCTGACCGGCGCTGCCAGCTTCGCCATCAATCACGGCCTGTCCTACGCGCCGAGCGCGACCATCGTCGATCCTGACGGAGCCGAGGTCGACACCGACGTCGCCCATGCCCCGGGCCTGACGACCCTGACCTTCGCCCAGCCATTCACCGGAACCCTCTACCTGGGATAAGCGCATGTCTCGGAAAATCGGCAACGGCCTCGACCTTCAGAACCAGCGCATCCAGAACCTCGGGACGGGTTCGCAGCCGACCGATGCGGTCAATCTCGCGCAGGTTCAGTCGCTGCTGGCGGGCCTGTCGTGGCACGGCGCGGTCCGCGTGGCCTCCACCGGCAACATCAACCTCGCATCGCCCGGCGCGGCGATCGATGGCGTCACGTTGGCGGCCGGCAACCGCTTTCTCGCCAAGGACCAGACGGCAGGCGCTGAGAATGGCGTCTACGTGTGGAACGGGGCGTCTGTGGCGGCCACACGCGCCGCGGATGGCGTCACGGGTACGCTGAACGCGGGCGCGGCCTTCTACGTCGATGAGGGCACGGTCAACGCCGACACGGCCTTCACCGTCACCACCGACGACACGATCACTGTCGGCACGACGGCCATCGCCTTCGCCAAGTTCGGCGCTGGCATCGCCTACACGGCTGGGACGGGCCTCACCCTCACGGGCACGCAGTTCGCGATCAACACGACGGTCGTAGCCCGGAAGTTCTCAACCAACGTCGGCGACGGATCCTCGACCACGATCACGGTATCCCACAACCTCGGCACGCTCGACGTCGTGGCGCAGCTCTATCTGGTGAGCACGGGGGAGACGGTGGAGACCGACACCGTTCGTCCCAGCACCGGTACGGTCGCCTTCACGTTCGCCACTGCCCCGGCGGCCGGCGCCCTCCGTGCCGTGATCACGGGCTGAGCGATGCCCCGAAAGCAGCTCGGAAAGGCTGCGGCTGCCGCCAACGACCTGATGACCCGGGCGGACGTGCTGGCGGTTCTGCCGCGCGTTCGAACCTTCACCGGGACGTGCAACAGCAGCGGCGTAGCGACGATCTCGTTCGGGGCCAGCACCTACAGCGCCGTCCCGTTCGCGTGGCTGATTGAGGACTGGAACGCCAATGGTCAGATGATCTGCGGGAAGGTGACGGCGACCACCGCGACCGGCTGCACCGTCCAGGGGATGATCTCTCAGGGCACGCTGCTGCTCAACACCAACCCGTTCACGACGGCTCCGAATGGGACCGTGGTGACGGTGGCGGTGATTGGGTAGGCGGTGGAGATCGTCTGCTGGCGCAACGAGTACCGCATGCCCGATGGATCGCGACGGTTCGGGCTTCCGGCTTGGACAAGAGATGACGCGGTCCGGCACGGCGCCGAGGTCCAGGGCACCACGGGAGCCCTCGCTGTCTTCCGATGGCGGATCGTGACCCGGCCAGTGCGCTCGGCCACCTAAGGCCGCTTTCTCGCAAAATTTGAGGCTTTGATGGTCCGCACTCTCGTGGCGCTGGCGCTCTGCGCGCTGGCCTCTCCAGCCATGGCCGCCAGCGACGGCACCGAGCCCGATCCGGTGCTGACACCGGGGGCAGTGGAGACGCAGTCTGTCGACATCATCTGCCATCACAAGACGGGCGAGCGCCGGCACGCCACCGCTGCGGAGAAGGCGGCTGTCTACAAGGCGTATGGGCTCGCCAACCGGCATGATGGGTTCTGCGCTGGCCCGCGAGGCTGTGACCTAGACGACCGCGTGCCGATCGAATGCGGCGGCAGCAACGAGCCTGCCAACCTGTGGCCGCAGACGGGATCCGGTCCGTACAATCAGGTCCAGAAGAACAAGCTGGAAGGGCTGTGCCATCGCCTCGTGTGCGCAGGCACGATCACTCCGGCCGAGGGGCAGGCGTGGTTCCTCGGCGACTGGAAGGCTGAGTACGACCGGCGCTTCGGCGTGGCCCATGCTGGAGCCACCCAGTGACGGCGCTCTTCCTGCAGAAGGTCAGCGTCTACGGCCCGCGCCTGATGCACGACGTCGGCCTGTCCGACCTCGATGCCGCTGCCGTGTACGGCAACGTGGGCCACGAATGCGCGGGCTTCACAGCCTACCACGAGGGCGGCCAGCCGTCCCGCTACGGTGGGGTGTCCTGGTGCCAGTGGACGGGCGCCCGCCGTCGCCTCTTTGAGGCTTGGTGCCGTCAGCATGGCGTCGCGCTCACATCCGACGCGGCAGGCTACGGCTTTCTCGTCCACGAACTGACCGGCACCGAAGCTGGCGCCATCGCGGCGATGCGGCGGCACTCGTCGCTTGAGGCCAAAGTCGCGGCCTTCGAAGCTGAATTTGAGCGCGCCCGGGTCAAGGCGATTTCGCGTCGGGTCGTCTGGGCGAGGCTCGCCTTGTCGGCCCTGCATCCCGGCCATCCTGCGACCATTGCGCCGTCCAAGGTCGCGCGCCGCAAGCCGATCGCCGACAAGCACCGAGGACACTGATGGTAGAGGTCAACATCGTCGCCGTGCAGAAGGCGCTCACGGCCAAAGGCTTCAAGCTTGAAGCGGATGGCGTCTGGGGCCGCAAGTCGATTGACGCGCTCAAGGCATTCCAGGCGAAGAACCGCCTTCTGGTGGATGGCGTCATTGGGCCGGCATCGCTCGATGCGCTCGGCCTATCGCGGACGGCCCCGATGGTCCCTGTCTGGCTGACCGAGGCTCGCCGCAAGATGGGCCTGCACGAGAAGCGCGACAACGCCGAGTTGCGGGCCTTCCTCAAGAGCGACGGCCACACGCTCGGCGATCCTGCAAAGCTCCCGTGGTGCGGCGACTTCGTGCAGACGTGCATTGACCTGACGCTGCCGGACGAGGCGATCCCGACCAACCCGTACTGGGCGCTGAACTGGCTCAAGTTCGGCCGGGCGCTGAAGACGCCCGCCCTCGGCGCCGTTATGGTGTTTTCGCGCGACGGCGGCGGCCACGTCGGCTTCTACGTCGGCGAGAGAAAGGCCGACTACCGCATCTGCGGCGGCAACCAGACGAATGCCATCACCGAGGCGTGGATCTCCAAGGCTGGGTTCAAGGGCGCTCGTTGGCCGAAGACCTCGCCGCTGCCGTCAGGCGGCCGGGTCATGCTCTCCGATAAGGGGGCTCCCATCACCGAGCTGTCGTGACCGGCGCGCCCTGACAGGCGTTTTCAAAGCTTTATCCAACGCCCACCCGTGGATGCCAAGGCGAGACAGAAGAGTGCCGTAGTTTATGCCGTACCGTTCCGCGGCTTCGACAAGCGGCATTCGCAAACCATCAACTTCCACGATCCGATTTGTGCGTGTGTTGCGAGCCTGTCTCTTCTTGGTAGCCCAAACACAGTTCTGTTTATTGTACCCCTGATCGTTGTGCATGCGATCAAGGGTGTGATCCTTTGGGCGTGGTCCCATATCCCGGTAGAACGCCTCGAAGCTCTCGCGCCACTCATCGCAAACAGCGATCCCCCGACCGCCGTAGCGATGATAGTCGGGGCGGCGCGGGTCATGGCACCTGCGCTTCATATCGGTCCAGATCCGAAATTCGGTTGAGCGCGTCATGCCGTGAACGGTGACGGCTTTGAGCAGGGCCTTGTTCGTCATCTGTCGGCCGATGCAGCCGCAGCTCTTCGACTTGCCTTCCCGGAGATCGTAAGCGGGTACATGCCGGACAGTGCCGCAATCGCATCGGCAGAGCAGTCGCCCCTTCTTCTCAAGGGTCGTGGTCCAAGCGCCGTAGCGGATTTCCATTGCTGATCCTCCACTTACCGAAGGACACAATAGCATGGAAAACAGATTAGTGCCCGCGAAATCCGCCGTGAGCGCCGAATAATGGCCGATCACCCCGGCTGGCGGACCTTCTTCGCGCTGCTGTTCGGCTCTGCGGTGGCCTTGGCGATCCTGTTCAGCGTCGCGGCTCAGTTTCCGAGATGAGGTCAGTGCGGGCCGGGCTGGTTACCGACTGGCTCCCGTATTCGAGCTACGTCAGGTACTCCCGCGTGCAGGCCATCTCAGGCTTTACGGCGGGTCCTATTTGTTGAGCCTGCTTTCTTCCGGCGAAGTTCATTTCCCGCGCCGGTCTACGTCGTGCCGGTCCATCCCGGCTGCCGCACTGACCTTCCGAATATAGCACTCCCGCGCGTCCAGGCAAAGCCGCCGCGCTCTCAGTCAAAGGCACGACCGCCTTTGCCCGGTTCCCGCGGGGCTTCAGAACCGGCCTAACCCGGCGCTAGCAGCGCACTTCGACCGCTTAACGCGGCTCTAGCCTCGCTCACGCGCCGCGCAAGAGCGGCTTCAGCCTGCCTCTGCACCCGTTCCCCAGCCGGCGGGGCCAGCCGAGCAACCCTTTCCAAATCGGAAACAGTTCAATGACCCGCATTGCTCGGGCGCTGGCGTTCGCCTGCGTCCTTCTCCCGCTCGGCGCTTGCAACCTCACCGCCAGCCAGGGCCAGATCAACGACGCCCTGAACGGCGGCGTCACGAGTTCCTCCGGCCTCTCCGGCATCGGCCTCTCCACCGCCCAGATCCAGAAGGTCACAGCGATCATCAACCAGGTCCGCACGGCCACCAAGACCGCCTGCGGCTACCTGCCGACTGTGACCTCGGTCCAGAACATCATCGTCGCCCTGAACCCCGACATCGCCTCCGTGAGCGTGCCGGTGACGAAGGTCGCGCAGATCGCCTGCACGGCGCTGAGCAACGCGGCTCCGACCTCCTACACGGCCGGCGAGGCGCCTGAGAAGGCGAAGAAGGCCCCCGCGAAGCCTGCCGAGCCGAAGGTCGGTGAGACCGTCACCAAGACGATCATCGTGAACGGCCAGCCCGTCGCCGTCACCGGCACGAAGATGAAGTGAGGCGGCCATGGCTAAGCGCCAGTACGCAATCCCCGTTCCGTACACGACCAGCGCCGCGGACGGCATGAAGATCGGCATCGCGCTCGACATGCCGGAGGTGCAGGCCGCGCTTCCCCGCATCCGGCCGGCGATCGTCGAGAAGCTGCGCCGCGTCGGCGTCTTCCACCACGAGACCTTCTCCAGGGAGGAGCTGGACAGCATTCCAGCGGACCTCTGGAACCAGCTAGCGCCTCACCTCGGATAAAGCCATGACCCCGCAGACCCTTGCCGTCATCGGCACGTTCATCAGCTTCGTGGCAGGCATCCTCGCCAGCCGTGGGCTCATCAGCAAGGAAACCGCCGACTACCTCGCGAGCCCCGAAGCGCTGGCCGTCGTCGGAACGGTGCTCGGCGCCGCGGTCGCCGGCTATGGCCTGTGGCGCAATCGGCCGAAGGCGGTGATCGCCGATGCCGGCAAGGCCCTGACCGGCAAGGGCGCCATCATTGCCCCGGCGCCGATTGCCGACAGCACCGCGACGCCTTCCAACGTCGTCAAGTCGCTGGACGAGGCCAAGAAGCTCCCCGGCGTGCCGGCAGCCTGATCTGAGCCGCCGTCGCCCGGCGAAAGGCGATGCAGCGTGGGGCAAGCCGATGTGCTTGGCGGCTTACGGCTCGCCCCACTGACCACTCCCGACGCGAGCAGCCCGCGCCAGAAATGGCTGGGCCCACCCTGTTCTAGGATGCACCTATGCCGCAAGCCGTTTCTGCCGACCGCCTAGGCGTCGCCTGATGCCAGCGCCGGCCGAAGCCATCTCAACCGCTCAGAAGACCGCAGACGTCTTCCTAGCCCAAGGCCCGATGGGGGCCGTCGTCGTCGCAGAGAGCCTACTTCTCATCGTGGCGGGTTTCGCCATCTGGAAGCTCTACAGCGACAAGGAGGGGCTGATTTCCAAGCTCCTCCAAGTCGCCTCTGCGATGGAAGCCTCCAAGAACGCCACTGAGCGCTTCGAGGATGCTCTTCAGGCCCTCCGAGCCACCCTGGAAACCCGCGGGCAGACGGTCGCCGACCTCTCCCAGCGCGTCGAATTGATGGATCGCGATCTGAAACACGGACTGGGAAACCTGTCGGCCGCTCTGAACGGTATCGCCAACTTCCTGCAAAGGGGCCGCCGCAGCGCTCCGCTCCTGGGCTCATCTCGGGAACAGGATGATGAGTGGGGGCCTCGGTGATCGCGAGGCGCATCATGGCATGGATCCAGAACTGGCTGCACCCTCAGGACGCACGGCGTTTCGATGCCGTGCTTGCGGCTGAAGTCGAGGCAAAGGAGCGGGCGGGCCAAGCGGCGGAAGCCCTCGCCGAGACTGCCCGCGAACGGGGCCGCGATGCGAAGGACGTCCAAAACGAGATCCGACGCACCATCCGGCAGCACAGCGACGTCGCAAGCCCGCTCGGAGGCACCACCAGCGACGTCCGCTCACTGGTCGAAACCGCACTGGCGCGAGTTCAGCCGCGCCCTGGTCAGAAAGGGTGAGCAAAGTGCCGTGGCGTACTGGGATCTATAACGACGATAGCCCCGAGAATGTCAGAAGCACGATCGGGTGGGTGTGCTTCCTTCTCATCATCGGCTACGTCTGTTTCAACGTCTTCTCCAAAAACAACGACGTCAACCTCGGCCTCGACACCATCATCGGCGTGCTGGGCCTCTACGTCGTGTTCAAGTACCTGCGCCGGTCGGTCATCACGATCCTGACCGGCTCGGGCGACGCCTCCGACTTCCTGATCGTCGGGGTGCTGTTGTCGTGGCTGAGCCAGTCCGGCCGGGCCGCCGGCAGCATCGTCACCCGGCTTTCGGGCTTCGACCCCGCGTGGTTGAACTCCGAGTACTTCGGCATCGTGAAGCTCATCACGATCGTCGCGGCGGTGTGCCACGTCGTGCCGGCCGGTGCGATCAAGGCCAACGGCAGGGAGAGCGTCCCGGCGCCCTCTCGCTACGGGCTGGCTTTCACCTTCCTGATCTCGTTCGCCCTGGTCTTCGTCCTGCTGGCCTACAAGCCGGACCTCAAGCCCTGGGTTGATCGGATGCCAGCTTGGAGCCGCGACATGTTCCAGACCGGCCAGAAGGCTACGCCCGAACCGAGCCACGGCTGATGCACCACTGCCCGCCCGACATGGGGCTCGTCGTCATGTGGTGCTCGCTGGCGCTGGGCTTGGGCCTCGTGATCGGGAACCTGACGAAGCGGTAGCCGCCTCTCACATCGCTGTCTCTCTGCCCAACCGCCCGGCACCCGCCGAGGCGGTTTTTTCGTGCTTGGCTACTCTTCTGCCTCGGCCAGATCGGCGTCGGTGATCACACCACCGGCCCCGCCAGCCTCTTCGTTCTTGCGGTTCTGGAGGGCTTGGAGCGTCTCCGACGGCAGGTAGGCCGCTTTCCGGGCACCGTGCTCTGTTGCGTAGAAGCCCGGCAGCCACCCGCCGGCATCGGCTACTACGAAGCCCCCGTCTGTTGGATAGACTTTGACCATCTTCGCCTCCTAATCCTCCAACAAGGCCCGCACCGGCTTGCTCGCATCAATCTCCACAAGATGCGCTCGCCCGGCTGGCGTGATGAACCATGCGTCTACACGGCGGCCCGGGCCAGGGGCCGAACGGGACTCGACGAACCCTCGCTTGCGCAGGACCGCCATGGCCGATGGAAAGGCGCCGCGGCGCAGCCCCTGCGGGTAGAGCAAGCAGGACCGCAAAGCTGCTAGCTGGCGGCCTCGGACTGGCGCGGGTGGTTCGGTGGGCATGGCTACTGAAGTCGGGTGCTGGGCGGCTCCATCAAGCCGTTCCGGAGAGCCAGGGCCATCAGCTCGCCGTCCGTCAGAACCTTCCCATCCACGATCCAGAAGGCGAAGTCGTCGCCCATCGGCTGGACATCGCACCCGTAGGCGATCAGGGCGTCGGCTGCCTCTTGGATCGGATCGTGGTCGCTCATGGGTTGAGGCTACCGCGGGCGGATCGCGCGGGGAAGGGATCCTCTAAGCGTAGTCAGATCCCGGCTGCCCCGGCTCGTTGCTGCCGGTGCAGGCGAAGCGGTGATCCGTCGCGTGGGGGCACCGCTTGTTGCCGCAGGTCGCGCACAGGATCATCCGCGAACGAAGGCGGCCATCAAACCATCCGTTGGGCTTGCAGGCGGCGCAAGAGCAGTTCGGCAGCCGCTCTCGCTCGCAGACTTCAGGCGTTGACCAATCCATCATCCACCCCTTCTCTCAACCCGCTGCCAGACGGAGATCCTGAGCGGGGGCGCTAGATCTGATAGCCCTGTGCTTTCACGAACTGCTCTGGCGCCATCTCGCGCCAGCGGTCGGCTTGCCTCTGATAGTAGGCCACCACCTCGGCCTGAGCCTCAGCCAGCGAGAGGCCGCATTCCGTGCCAAGGCAGCAATCGTACTGCCGGCAGCTACTCATCGCCGGCTCGATGCAAATGCCGTCCTGGCCGATGCGGAGGTTCCAGCGTTCCTCAGGCATCCGAACCCTCCCCCGCAGAGAGGGCGGCGCGATCCGCCAGCCAAGCCTGCTTGTAGGCGCTGTTGCTGAGGCCTCGGTATTGAAGCCCCTCCATCGTCGCGGACGTGGTTGCGGCCGACCGATAGCGATCCAGCACGCTCTCCAGCCGCTCAATCTCGTCCAGCAGGCTACCGACGTCAGTGGGAGCCATGAACGCGCCGGTCGTGCCGTTCGCGATCTCACGGTAGATCCGCAGGTGGCTGTAGCTCAGAGGGCTCCCGGGGCGGCGATCCGAAGGCGACATCCCTCAGCCCTCCTTGGTGGGGGGCGGGGTAAGAGCCACGCAAAGCCGCTGCTGGGCGTGCGAGTGCTTGATGGTCCCAATCGCCTCTTCGGCAGTTGCTCGCGGCGCGGCAATCTCGGAATAGAGCTGGTCCCGTAATCTGCACACTGCGCACGACGCACACGTCATTGAAGTAGTTCTCGGGCTTGAGTCCCAAGGCGCATTGGGCATCGGCATCGGCTAGCCCTCCTCGGTGGGAGCAGGGGAGGAGAGGGGCCGGAACAGCTTCCCTAGTCGCTGCCAGAGTGGATCGCTGCTCGGCAGCCCTTCAAGCATCTTGGTTGCCACGACCGGCGGGATCTTGGACCCGTTACGGGCGCACTGCTCAAGCCATGCCATCTGGCATTCGTAGTCGGCCTGGGTCTTCGGCCGACGCGGCTCGTTAGTGATGTAGAAGCCGTGCGATTGGGTGTTAGCGACGAGGCCTGTGACGAAGAAGTCGCTGATTGCCGGCCCCTTAGACGGTTCTCGCTCCGGCTCTGTTGGCTGCCATCCACCCTCATAGGTCTGCGTCTCGCTCATCCTCTCCTCCTCTACGCGTCCTTGATGGCGAGGCGTCCGGCTTCGGTGATGCGCCACTGGTGGCGGCTGTTCATGTGGGCCATCTTCTCGCTGAAGCGTTCGGCGTAGCCCCGCCGAGCGAGCGCCTTCACCACGCACTCATCGGTGATGTCGGCCACGGGCGTCTGAGCGAGCCACCGCAGCAGTTCGATCTGATGCAGGCTCATCTTCTTGGCCATCACTGCTCTCCTTGGAGCGGGGCTTCGGAAAGGGCGGAACGGACTTCACGCCAAACCTGGCTGTACAGAAGTACCGCCCCGATCTCATCGCCCCCTGACTGTTTACGGCCGGACTCGTCGACTAGGCGAAGCGCCTTCTCCAGCCTCTCCACGCGGGCGAGGGCATGTCGACGCTGGCTCGCCTCGACCTTGGCGGCCTGCTCCCATTCCTCTCGCCGAGCCTCTGCTTCTCCCAGCCGGGACAGGATCGCGGCGGTGAGGGCTGAACGGGCTTCGGTGGCCTCCTCCTCCCTACGGTTGCGACCTCTTTCGCTTCCAAAGAAGGTGCCTCCGTTTCTGCGCTCGACGACGCACAGCGCCTCAATCGCCGTAGCGATCTCCTCTGGAAGCTCTGATCGGGAAAGGGAGAGGGCGTCAGGCATGGGGAGGCTCCTCAGGAAAACGACAGCTTCCGCAGCTTGGCGACCGACCTTTCGTAGCTGGCGATCTTGGCGAGGCGCATTTGCTCGGCTCGGGCCAGAGCAGCTTCACGGGTGCGGTGCCAGTCTTGGCGATGGAAGTAGTTCCAGTTGTATCTCCCCTTGATGCTGACCATGCCGAGCCCGTCGTCGATAACGCCCTCGCGCTCTTCGATGCCCTTCGTCAGCGCGTACTTCGTGATGAAAACGGTCTGCGGCTCGTCGCTCATCGCTTGCTCTCCTATCTGCGCAGAATGGCTAGGCGGGGTCAGACAGCCGCCGACCGCAGAACGATGCCGGACGGGAGGCGGCTGATGTGACCGTTGCGCCCGCACCAATGCGTCGGGGCGTGACCGCGCTTCTCCGCCCAGCGCACCGCGCCGACCAGGGTTCTCTCCTCGGTGTCGAAGGTATCGATCTCATGCGTGCCGAGCCGGACGCGGACCCAGTAGGCCTTGTCGCCCTCAACGATCATGCAGCGCGGCTCCCGGAGGCCGGGAACGCTCGTGTCCATCATCTCGGATGCAGGATCGCTCATCGCTTCGCCTCTATAAACGGTACCGTCTATTGAAGTGGTACGCCTCGCCGTGTAGGCTGTCAACATAAACGGTACCGTTTAGGAGCAAGCCTTGCCCGAAATCGTCGGGTCCGTCAGAAGCGCGACCATGGGGCGTCCAGCGCTACACATGACGCCGACACAGGTGCGGCTGCCGAAGGTCGTGCGCGACCGGATCACCGATCTCGTCGGCAAGAAGGGCATGGCCGCCTTCATCCGCGAGGCCATTGAGGAGAAGCTGGCGGCGACCGAGGCTCAGCCCCCTCGCAAACCATCTTCCGCCCGCGAGCGCACCAACCCCAAACCCGACTAACCCCTCCCTCCCCACACCAACCTCAATCCAAGAGATCTAGACGGAGAGGGGGGTAGGCTACCAGACAGCCACTCTGCGCATGTGGTCCAGCCGCTCCCAAGCAGCCTTGGTCCAGAGCGCATCGGCGAGAGCGTCGTGCTCGTTCTCCTGCGCCGGCATGTCTGGGTTGCCGAGTTCGGAGCGCCACTGCTGGACGTCACGGACGAACATCGGCCAGCCCTTCGGCAGGTCGATCATCCGGCCGAAAAGCTGGCAGAGCACGACCCAGTCGTAGGAGGCGTAGTAGGCCCAAAACTCGGGCTTCTCGCCCGCGAACGCTAGGATCGCGCGGCGAAGCGCGCCTCGGCTCATCTCGGTCGCCCCGCCTCGCAAATGCGGCTTGACGTTCTCTCGCAGCCAATCGGACTGACTGGCGACCTCGGGGGCTAGGTCCGTCTCGCCATAGAAGGTTGCCCCATCCTCACGCACCATGCCGATGCTGATCAGGCTGATGGAATGGCCGTCCTCATAGAACTCGGTGTCGAACCAGATGCGCATCAGAAACCCCTCCGAGGTGCGGCAGACGCCAAAAAAAGCGCAAGAGTCTCAAATGCCGGTCTTTGCCGAGGTGCGGCGTCTAACGCATTGGTGGCGTAGGCAAATCGGACAACTGCTCGGGGAGCCATCCACTTACCAACATCTTGATCTGACTCAGTTTTCGGCATCCCGGCCTGCGGCGGGCTCTGAGGCCGGGAACAGCGTTGCCGTTCCGGCATTCGGCAATACGCGCGGCGCGCTGTGCTCGACTGGCGCGAGGCAGAGAGGCCGGCGGCGGGGCCGATTGCGGCGGCTGCAGGACGGCGCCCGTCGAGGCGGCGTCGCGGATCGTTCCTCGCCCGTCGCCGCCGGATCCGACGCGCGATGGTATCGATGGAGTTCGGGATGCTTCGGGCCCGCTCGAACGTCTCTGTCGGGCAGCCTTGCCGCTCGGAGGCGGCGCGCTGAGCGACGACGACAGCCACGACGGTGATCCCGATGTCGGGCGACATGCTCGGACCCTTGGTCCTCGCGGCCGTCTTCACGCTGGGCTGCCTCAGCATCCACAGCGCGCGCAGGCATCCGGACGCCGTGACCATCGGCCTGCTTCTGCTGCTCGGCTTGCTGGCGACCCTGTACGTCGGCCAGCACGTCGGATTGGACGCGCGCCACCCCACTTGGCAGCACGAGGTCTTGCACCGTGAGCCAAGCCCGGCGTCGCGTCCGACGATGTGACGGGTGCGGCATCTCCTTGCCACCGCGTTCGGCCGCACCGACATCGGCGGCGCCGCCGCCCCGCAGCCCCACCCTCAGACGCGTGTGGCCGGGCGCCGGGCGCGACCTAGATCCCGGATCCACCCTGCGAGAGACCGGTCATGGCCTTCACCGATCCGAACGAACCCAGCGCGACGTCGATCAGCGACCAGGAGTTGGTCAACACCCTGATCGAGCGCAAGGAAGCCGGCGAGCCGGTCGACGCCGACATCCTGGCGCTCCTGACCGACATGGAACGGCTGGGGCTCACCGGCACGGATGCCTACGCGACCCTCGACGCGTATCGGCCGGGGCCCACGGTCGGGGCAACCGGCGGCGACGACGAGGCCGAGACGATGTCGTAG